CCAACAAATACTCCTACACCAACAAACACACCAACACCAGGATTATCACCAACCCAAACACCGACTAACACTCCAACTAACACTCAAACACCGACTAATACGACAACAAACACACCAACAAATACTCCAACAAACACACCAACAAATACACCAACTAAAACACCAACAAATACTGTAACACCAACAAATACTGTAACCCCAACAAATACTGAAACGCCAACAAATACTCCCACCCCAACAAATACACTTACACCAACAAATACAGTAACACCAACAAATACTTCAACTCCAGCAAATACTGAAACGCCAACAAATACACCAACACCAACAAATACCCTTACACCAACAAATACAGTAACACCAACAAATACACCTACACCAACTAAAACTCCAAGCCAAACGCCAACTAAAACTCCAACTAAAACTCCAACTAAAACTCCAACCCAAACTCCAACGCCAACTAAAACTCCAACCCAAACCCAAACTCCAACCCAAACTCCAACTCCTACATCAACGTATATTCCGTCTTGGGACTGTAATGGTATTTATTGTTTTGACCCAGGTGATGGTACAGGATATTTTTCTACATTTGAAGAGTGTGACAGTGTATGTAACACTTATGATTGTGTCGAGGGTAATTGTGTACAAAATTTAACTGGTGAGGGAGAATATGTTGGTATAATTGAGTGTTTAACTTTTTGTTTACCAACACCAACTCCAACCCAAACACCAACTAATACACCAACTAACACTCCAACACCAACTGAAACGCCAACTAACACACCTACACCAACTGAAACGCCGACCCAAACACCAACCCAAACACCAACTAACACTTCAACACCAACTAACACTCCAACGCCAACTGAAACGCCAACTAATACTCCAACGCCAACTGAAACGCCAACTAACACACCTACACCAACTGAAACACCAACCCAAACACCAACTAACACACCTACACCAACTAACACACCTACACCAACTGAAACTCCAACCCAAACACCAACTAACACCCCAACGCCAACTAACACACCTACACCAACCCAAACACCAACCCAAACACCAACTAACACTCCAACACCAACTAACACACCTACACCAACTGAAACTCCAACCCAAACACCAACTAACACCCCAACGCCAACTGAAACTCCAACAAATACCCCAACTGAAACACCAACAAATACTCCAACTGAAACGCCAACTGAAACGCCAACTAATACTCCAACCCAAACTAACACACCAAGTCCAACTGAAACTCCAACAAATACTCCAACTGAAACTCCAACAAATACCCCAACTGAAACTCCAACAAATACTCCAACTGAAACTCCAACAAATACGCCCACCCCAACTGAAACACCAACAAATACTCCAACTGAAACGCCAACCCCAACTGAAACTCCAACAAATACCCCAACTGAAACTCCAACAAATACTCCAACTGAAACTCCAACAAATACGCCAACCCCAACTGAAACTCCAACAAATACACCAACTGAAACTCCAACAAATACTCCAACAGAAACTCCTACCCAAACTCCGACCCAAACGCCAACTGAAACTCCGACAAATACTCCAACTGAAACTCCAACAAATACCCCTACACCAACTAACACTCCGACACCAACAGTTACGCCAACACCAACTAACACTCCAACACCAACTGAAACGCCAACAAATACCCCAACTGAAACTCCAACAAATACCCCAACTGAAACTCCAACAAATACTCCAACTGAAACTCCAACAAATACTCCAACTGAAACTCCAACAAATACACCAACCCCAACTGAAACTCCAACAAATACCCCAACTGAAACTCCGACAAATACTCCTACCCAAACTGAAACACCAACAAATACTCCAACAAATACTCCAACGCCAACTCAAACTCCAACGCCAACTGAAACACCAACAAATACCCCAACTAACACTCCAACACCAACTCAAACACCTACACCAACTAACACTCCGACACCAACAGTCACACTTGGGTTAACTCCAACACCAACAAATACTTCAACCCCGACAAATACTATAACGCCAACAAATACCCCTACGCCAACAAATACTCCAACCCAAACACCGACTAACACCCCAACCCCAACAAATACACCAACCCAAACATCAACTAACACCCCAACCCAAACTAACACTCCAACAAATACACCAACTCAAACACCAACAAATACTCCAACAAATACTCTAACACCTACACCAACAAATACACCAACAAATACACCAACAAATACACCAACAAATACTGTGACTCCAACCCAAACACCAACTAACACTCCAACCCAAACACCAACTAACACTCCAACACCAACTGAAACGCCAACACCAACACCAACAAATACACCAACAAATACACCAACTCAAACTCCAACTCAAACTCCAACCCAAACACAAACAAATACTCCAACAAATACTGTAACTAACACCCAAACTCCAACAAATACGCCAACCCCAACTGAAACACCAACAAATACACCAACTGAAACTCCAACAAATACTCCAACAAACACTCCAACAAATACGCCAACCCAAACTAACACTCCAACTAATACTGTAACACCAACAGTTACACCAACATCACCACCAGAATTACCAATTTATACTGGTGAAACTGTTTGTGATATTCCATATAACATTAACACAGGGATTACAGGTTCTTGGCAGATTACAGTTCAGTTAGGTTCGTATGTGGGAACTGTTTCAAGTATTTTTAATGCATATCAGGTACCAGATAAGTTCCAAGTTTTTTGGAATGGGAATTTGGTTATTGATACAGGATTTAGGGGTAACGCTATTTTTAATCCACAATTAAATACCTTAGGATATCCAAGTGTTGTAGGTGGAGGTTTTGTTTCCACTTCTTGGACTAAATCAACAGCGTTTCCTGATTTCGCAACAGTTGTGGTTACCGCACCTATTGATTCAACTAGATTTTATTTTAAATTGGGATGTCCGACTGTAACACCAACTCCAACCCAAACTCCAACCCAAACACCAACACCAACAAATACTCCAACTAATACTCCAACACCTACACCTTTACCGATAATACCACTATGTTCTGTATTAATTAATGGGGGTGTTGACGTATACGCCTATTTTCCATCATCAAATACTAACGTATTGTTAGGTAATTCTTTTCCTTTTTCCCCAGATATTGCACATACAACAACTAAACTATGGTTGTATGATGGGACAATTCTAGAATATGACATAACATTAAGTCCTTGGTCGGCAACGTTCAACAGAACTATCGAATGCCCTTTAGGTGTTAATTTAGGGAATGGTTTAGGCTCCATTACCAACACTGAGTTAATCTCAACAGACGATACAGTAACTCCTAATCAAATAATTGTTTTAGATATTACCACAAGTACCGCAGTCTCAACTGTAATTGGAACACTAGGGGTTGGTAGGTATGTTTCGGGTGATATTTTATTAACAACTACAAATAAAATATTAGTTACTAATGAAGGTAATGATGGAGTATTCCTTAGTCAATATAGTTATCCGTCAGGTACTTTTGAAGTTGAGGTCGATATTACGTCAACCACAAGCCAACCGTATGGTTTATTTATTGATAGTGGTAATATATATGTTTGTAACAGTGGTGGTGAAATATATAATGTTGATGTTAACTTCCCATACACACAAACATTATCTAATATCTCAGGATTATTTGTTGGAGGAGCATCTCAAGTACTAAGTTGTTGTGATACTAACCTAAACTTACCACCAACTCCTACACCAACAAATACTCCAACACCTACACCAATCGCATAACCAACAACAGAATTATTCATAAAAAAACTAAAGGGTAATACTTTATTAACAACAAATATTTTTTATATTTTATTTAAAAATAAAAACCATGAAAATATTTGTTCAGATAGCCTCTTATCGTGACCCCCAACTTATCCCAACAATCAAATCAATGTTGGAGAATGCCAAAAACCCAAAAAATTTAGTAATCGGAATTTGTCGTCAATACCATCCTGAGGATGGGTTTGATGATTTATCAGAATATGCTAAAGATAAACGATTTAGAGTTATTGATGTTTTATATTCTGACGCTAAAGGAGTTTGTTGGGCAAGAAACCAAGTTCAACAATTATATAAAGGTGAAGAATATACCCTACAAATAGACTCTCATATGAGATTTGAAAAATATTGGGACGATACCTTAATCAAAATGGTTAAACAACTTCAAAAGAAAGGATTTGAGAAGCCTTTATTAACAGGATACGTATCTTCATTTGACCCGGACAATGACCCGGCAGGTAGAGTTACGGTACCTTGGAGAATGGCTTTTGATAGATTTATTCCTGAAGGAGCGGTATTCTTTTTACCTGAAACAATTCCTGGATGGGAAACCCTTAAAGAACCGGTTACTTCACGATTTTATTCTGCCCATATGGCATTCACTCTTGGTCAATTTAGCGTTGAAGTTCAACACGACCCTGAATTTTATTTTCACGGAGAAGAGATATCAATCGCCGTTAGAGCATTCACTCACGGATATGATTTATTCCACCCACATAAAGTTGTGATTTGGCACGAATACACCCGTAAAGGTAGAACAAAACAATGGGACGACGATAAAGAGTGGGGTAAGAAAAATGAATTATCCCATAAAAAAAATCGTCAACTATTTGGTATGGATGGTGAAGAGGTAACAATGGATTTTAGTTATTATGGATTTGGAACCGAAAGAACTTTAAAAGACTATGAGATTTATTCAGGTCTTAGATTTTCAAATAGAGCGGCACAACAATATACTTTAGATAAACATTATGCTCCTAATCCAACAATTTATGAAACTGAAGAGGAATGGTTGGCAAGTTACGCTACTATTTTTAAACATTGTATTGATGTTGGTTTTACTCAAGTTCCAGAAAATGACTATGATTTTTGGGCGGTAATTTTTGAGGGTAGTAATGGTAATGAGTTATATAGGAAAGATGCGGATAAGGAAGAAATCAATCGATTAAAATCTGACAAAGACGGATATTGTAAAATATGGAGAGATTTTCAAACAACTGAAAAACCAAATAAATGGATTGTATGGCCACATAGTGAGTCTAAAGGTTGGTGTGATATAATAACAGGTAACTTATAAAAATGGTTAAAATTTACGATGAATATGATTCATATTTAGAGGGAGGACATTTTTCATCACCAAGAAAAAATTTGGGGAATAAATTGTTTATATATTCCGCTTGTAGAATAATTAGTGAACTATTAGGGTATGAGTTAATATCTCCCGAAAACGCGTTAGTAAGAAGAGAAGATACCGAAAATGGACAATATAAAGAAATCCTATTCCCATTTAAAGGTGTTAAAGGAAATATTGTGGATGACCCAATTAAAGTTATTCAAGATGGCGACATCATACAATTAGGTAGTATTGAAAATTTAATACAATCCTACCCAAATCATGGATTTTTAAATCAATCATATTTTTCAAAATATGATTACATTAAACCATATAAGACTAAGGTTAAAGAATATTTTAAAAGTATCGTTAAAGATAAAAGGGTTGGTAACGATTTAGTAATTATGTTAAGAAGTAGTAATTACGACGGAAGTTTTGTTTTACCCGACAGTTATTACCTTAATATTATATCTCAAGAAACTTTTGATAATTTATATATTTCATTTGACCATATAAACAAACATCAATCATTAATTAATAAATTAGAGAAATATAACCCTAAATTAATTGATGGTGATATACTTGAAGTTTTTTCAGAAATCACATCATTTAATACAATAATCGCCGCTCAAGGAACATTTTCTTTTTGGGCTTGTTTTTTATCTAACGCCAATAAAATATATTGGCCGATTACCAATGATGGTCCAAATTCCGGTAAAAACTCAAATAACCCCGTGTTTAACTCATATGTTAATTTAACGGTCGATGATGAACCAAGATATGAATTAATAAACGTAACAGATATATACAAATGATAAAAACAATCAATTTTAGTCTTTTTGGTACTGAAATGAAGTATTACATGGGAGCCGAAAAAAATGTTATAATTAATAAAGAATTATTACCAGATTGGACAACCGTAATATATTACCATCCTCAAAACATAATTCAAGGTTATGTCGAAAAACTGTCTTCATTAGGTGCGACAATGGTGGATGTGTCAAATATAAAGTTAGGTGATAAAGAATCAATTCACTTCCCATATTTTTGGAGATTTCTTTCATTTTTACAAGACAGTCCCTCAATAGTTAGAGATTTGGACAGTAGAATTTCTGAAAGAGAAGTAAAATATATTAGAAAATGGGAAGAAACAAATAAAGATTATTTTATTATCCGAGACCATCCGTGGCATGCACCCGTACCAAGTGGGTTATTTGGTATTAAGAAAAAAATAGAAGAGTTTGAAAAACACTTTATTGAGTTTGTTAATATTGATGAGTTACGTTGGGGGTCCGACCAAGAAATTTTAAGAATTTATATGGAAAATATTAGTGACGAAAATGTGTTTTATTGTGGTTACGATATTCAAACCAATTATATACCTAGAGACGATAAAACTTTTTTTATTGGAATGCAAATGAATGAAAATGATGAACCAACAGTCCCAAGTGGTGTACAGTGTTTAAATTACCTAAACGAAATAAATTTATAAAATGAAGTATTGTTTTACAACTTTGGCTGTCGGTGAGCCATATGAAGAATTAACCGCAAAGTTATACACAAGTTTAAGAGATAAAACTCAAAACTGTGAATTTTTTATAACAACAAATAACCCTAACTTCCCTGATTTAGGTGAAAAAATTCACATTAATAGAGAGTCATTACAAAGTCTACACGATTCTAAAGGTGGATTTAGTTTTCATTTAAATTATAAGTGTTTATCAATTAAACACGTTTTGTCTAATGAAAAACAAATGTTATCATTAGACCCAGAATTTAAAAAATTTGATTACGTAATCTTTACTGACGGTGATTGGATTTTGGAAAGCGGGTTTTCTGAAGAGAAGATTTTAAATATGTTAAATTATATGGAAACTGAAGGATTTGATTTTGCATTTGAAAGACCTGCAAGTATCGGTGATGGTAGACGAGACCCTGAAAATAGTTTCTATAGAGATAAAATTTATGATTATGATATATTAGAATATGATAAATGGGATGAGGCTCACGTTGTTAATGAACAATGTTTGGTATTTAAAAATAATTATAAATTTAGATTTTTTGCTCAAAGATGGGAACAATTTTTATGGTATTCAATCCATAACGATATTAGAAACTACCCTGACGGTTTTGAGATTGGAGTATCGGCTTTAGAAGCAGGGATGAAATGGAACTACAATGGAGTGTTTAATCACTTTTTACAAGGATGTTTCGGATTTTATACTAAACTTGGTGATTATCACATTAGATTTTAATTATATATATATATATTATGTCACACAAAGAACAACAAGATTTCCTAACGTATGTTAGAGACAAATTCCCAAATAAATTTGAGAATTGTAGAGTTTTAGATATCGGCTCATTAGATATCAATGGTAATAACAGGTATTTGTTTACAAATTACGAATACATCGGACTAGATATTGGTGAAGGAAACAACGTAGATGTTGTATGTAGAGGTCACGAATATAATGATGAAAAATTATTTGACGTAATTGTGTCTTCAGAATGTTTTGAACACGATGAATTTTGGGAATTAACAATAAAGAAAGGTATCGATTTACTTAAACCAAATGGCGTGTTTTTATTTACTTGCGCTACAACAGGTAGACCGGAACACGGAACAAAAAGAACATCACCAAGCGATAGTCCATTTACTTCAAGTTTAGAGAACGATTATTATCGAAATTTAGAAGAAGATGATATTCGACAATCAATTAATGTTGATGAAATATTTTCAGAATATGAATTTCAGAGTAGACTAAATTGGCCACAAGATTTGTATTTTTGGGGTATTAAAAAATAAAATATGAAATCAAAAATTGTAACGGCTTATTGGATGGATGTTGAGGGGTATCCATTTCAAGGAGTACTTCCAGTTAGAAAAATAAGATATCAAGGTTCTTTAATTTCTCATTGTACTGGTAGTGGACTACCGGTTATTTGCTATACTCATAGTAAAAATTATGACGAACTTAATGATATTAAAGTAAAGTATAATTTAACTAATTTAGAGTTGAAAATATTAGAATTATCTGATGTGAAATATCACACTGAAATTGAAATGATTAGAAATAATAATTTTGATACCGATTTGGATGGTAGAGGTCCTGAAATAATGTGGGGAAAATTTGATGTGTTAGAAAGAGAACTTGACGGATTTGATAGGGTTTATTGGGTGGATGTTGGTTTACAACACCCGGGCATATTCCCTTGGATGTACTCTAAAGTTCACAATGAGAATTCTGAAAATTTAGGCGTACCAACAAATTGGTGGGCTCATTTAGATGTGTTTAATTTTTCAAAATTAATTGATAGTGAAGTGTATGATAAATTAAATAAAATCTGTGAAAATAAAATAATGTTTGTTTGTTCATATGGTCCTCAAATAAGTTATCCGTTTTTAAATTATGGAATATTAAACAAATCGTTTGAATCTCCATACCCGGTTGGTGGTATGTTTGGTGGGGATGTTCAAGTATTAAAGAAATATATAAATTTATTTTGGGAATTCACTGAGAAAATTTTAGAAAAAAACTTACTTTGTACAGAAGAAGTAATTATGAAACCGTCCTACGATTTAATTGATAACGATGAAAAGGTTACACTTATGTTTAACGCGTTTGCGTCTGGGGAACACGATGATTATCACTACACTATGTGGAATGAAGGAAAAAATACACCAAAACCTTTCTATATGATGTGGCACAATATAAAAAATTTTAAAATATGAATAAAATAACATTAGTAACCGGTTTATGGGATTTAGGTAGAGATAAACTCACCGAAGGGTGGTCTCGGACATATCAACATTATTTAGATAAATTTCAACAACTTTTACAAGTTGATGTAAATATGATAATTTTTGGTGATGAGGAATTAGAAAAATTTGTTTCAGAGAATAGACGTAATGAAAATACACAATTTGTTCGCAGAGAGTTATCTTGGTTTAAAAATAATGATTTTTATGATAAAATACAAAAGATAAGAACCAATCCTGATTGGTATAATCAAGTTGGTTGGTTAACAGAGTCAACTCAAGCTAAACTAGAGATGTATAACCCTTTAGTTATGTCTAAAATTTATCTTTTACACGACGCAAAAATTTTAGATAAGTTTAATTCAGAATATATGTTTTGGATTGACGCGGGATTAACAAATACAATTCACCCTGGATATTTTACAAGTGATAAGGTTTTAGATAAACTACCTAAGTTAGTTAAGAATTTCCATTTTGTTTGTTTTCCTTATGAAACAACTAGTGAGATTCACGGATTTAAATATCAAGAGTTATGTGAATTAGCAGGAAAACCTGTTAATATGGTTGCAAGAGCAGGATTCTTTGGTGGAAAAAAAGATTTTATTTCTGAAATAAATAGTTTATACTATGGATTAATGAACGATACATTATCCCAAGGATTGATGGGAACTGAAGAGTCGTTATTTACAATTATGACATACAAATACCCTAATTTAATTACTTATTCTGAAATTGAAGGTAATGGGTTAATGGGTAAATTTTTTGAGGATTTAAAAGATATGACAGTTGAGGTAAAATCGGAAGTATCAAAAGATGTTGTTGTTAATAATTTGGACACATCAAAAGTTGGATTATACGTGATTACTTTTAACTCACCAAAACAATTGGAGGTTCTTATTCAGTCAATGTTAGATTACGATAAAGATTTTGTAGAGAAACCAAAGAAATTCTTATTAGATAATTCAACTGATTTATCAACAACACCAAGATATCTTGAACTATGTGAACAATATGGTTTTGAACATATTAAAAAAAATAATATAGGTATTGTTGGTGGTAGAGTATTTGTTGCCGAACATTTTGATGAAACTGATTTGGATTTTTATTATTGGTTTGAAGATGACATGTCATTTTATCCTAAAAAGAATGAAGTTTGTAGAAATGGTTTTCCTCGTTTTGTGGGTAACTTATATCAAAAATCATTAGAGATTATTCAAAAAGAAAATTTTGATTTTTTAAAATTAAATTTTAGTGAATTTTACGGCTCAAACGATATTCAATTCTCATGGTATAATGTGCCCCAAGATTTCAGACAAAAACATTGGCCAAACAATCCTAAATTACCTGTACAAGGATTAGACACCAATTCCCCCAAAACAAAATTTGATGAAATACATATTCACAAAGGATTACCATATGTATTGGGTGAGATTTTTTTATGTAATTGGCCAATTGTATTAACAAAAGAGGGTAATTATAAATGTTATTTAGAGACAAAATGGGCTCACCCTCACGAACAGGTACTAATGAGTTATTCTTATCAAGAAACGGTTAAAGGTAATATTAAACCGGGATTACTGTTATTAACACCAACAGAACACAATCGATTTGACCATTATGACGGCTCATTAAGAAAAGAAAGTTAGTTTAATATTTTATCGTTTTTTTTTAAATTATCTTCAGCCCATAGTGGTTGAAGATTTGTGTAATGACAAAATTTACACATCCCTTCTTTAGTTTTTGATGATGATGATAAATAAAAAATAATTTTGTTTTATCAAGTATTTATAATAAAAACTTTAAATGGATTTCTACATTAAGAAAAACGCAACCTTACCTGTGATTAAACTCCAAGTGGTGAAGGATGGTCGAAGTGACTATGATAGCTTCATGAAAACTATTGAGTTATCGGCAATATTCTTTTCAATGGTTGATTCTGATACAGGTATACCAAAAATTAGTTCAAGACCGGCAGGATTTGTTGAGAAAACATTCTTAGACCCCAACGCCGAACCAGAATATTACATTTATTATCAATTTACCTCAAAAGACACTAATAGAGTTGGTTCATATGAAGGACAATTTATGTTAAGAAACGATGATGGTGTTTTAATATTGCCAATACGTGAAAAATTAAACATCAACATCCAAGACTCATTTATTGCGGATGACTTAGTTTATGATAGTTGTTATGTTTCAGAATTCCCTTGTTGTGTTAACGGACCTTTTGTTTCGACAACAACAACTTCTCCATGTCCAAGTTGTCCAACATGTCCTGAACCAACACCGACACCTCAACCAACAACAACTACTACGACATATAACCCAACAACAACAACAACCACACATTCGCCAACTCCAACACCAACATTAACACCAACGCCAGAACCCGAAATTTTAATCAATCCTATCTTAGTTGGTGAAGACCAATATTTGAGTGTTGGGGATAATGAATATTTAGAATATTAATAATCCATCTTTAAAAATTAAACTATTTATAAAATAAAAAACAAATTATGGCATTAACAGGAAAAACAATTGGACAACTAACATATCTTTCGGGAGTAACAACGGATACATTATTTCCCGTAGAATTGAGTGGTGATACATACCATATAGCATATTCTGCGTTCACTAATTCAAACTATAACGAAGGAACTTACGATAATTTATATTCATTCGCCACAGGTGGAACACTAACCGCTGGAAGTTATTATTTAATGACTGATTATCAAGCTTGTTATGACCAACCAAACTATGATAATGTAAAAAATCCAATTACTACAGGTAACTATAAAACAGGAACAACCGAACCAATTTTATTATTGGCAATATCTACAACAGGATTTTCACCTACCGTATATTCTACATTATACCCTAATGATAACATAACATACGACATAACTTGGAATACCACTGAAATCACGAGTAGTCCTGCAAAAGGTAGAATCACTGAAAGAATTGATAACTTTAATAATAGAACTGATTATGATAACAGAAGTATTTTATTTAAAAGATATCATGGATATTCATATGAAGAAAATAGTCCATTAGGTGGTCTTGTTGGGATAAGTGGTTTAACAGGAACAATTGCCGTGTTATATGGTAACGCAAGTACCACATTTACCTCAAATTTCTCAACAGGGTCGATTGTTTCAGTACAAAATTTAAATCCTTCCTTTTTTGAAGTTATGTCTGTTGTAACCAATTCTTTGGCAATTATATCAGGTGTAACAATAAGTGAAACTACTAACTCACCTTATTATTCTGGAAATGATGATGGTATAATGAGTTATTACCAACCTAATATAAGACAAAACCAAGTTTTTGAATATACAACATTTGGGGATGCTTTAGATGTTAGTTCTGCGATAAATAACTACATTGGTAACCAATCCAATTTATATTTAGAAGATAATAGTGGACAGTTTTTATTGGCTAATAATGTGTTTTTAGATGGGTCTTTTTTAAATAACACCATCGGTAACGGTTCTTATAATAACACATTTAATGATGATTGTGATAATAATCAAATAGGAGACAGATTTTATAATAACTCAACAAATGATGATTTTGATGGTAATATAATTGGAGAAAATTTTAGGAACAATTACATCACATCAAATTTCAATAATAATAGAATTGGTAGTGATTTTTATAGTAACACTTTACTAGGTGGGTCTTTTTATAGAAACAATATTGGAAATGATTTTAATAATAATGTTTGGACTAATTCAGATTTTCAAAATAATGAAATAGGAAATCAGTTTAATGATAATAAAATTTATGATGACTTCTATAATAACGATATTGGTAATGGATATAATAACAATGAAAGTTATTCACAATTTTATCGTAATTTAATTGGGAACGGATATAATAGTAATACCATATATTCAGAATTTTATGAAAATAATATTGAACACGTTTTTTATGATAATACTATTGGGACTAATTTAACTATTGGGTCATATGATTTTAGGGGTAATAGGATTGGAAATGACTTCGAAAATAATACGATTATTGTTAATTTTGAAAACAACAACATTTTAAATGATTTTAATACTAATACCATATATTTTGAGTTTAGAAAAAATTCAATATTAAATGGTTTTAATCTAAATACAATTGGTGGAGTTAACAACTTGGGTCTTCTTTTTGAGAATAACCAAATTATGAATAACTTTAAGGGTAACGACATTCAAGGTAATTTTTGGAGTAACCAAATTAAAACAGATTTTAAAGGTAATGATATATTTGAGGAGTTTGGATATAATAACATAGGATTTGGGTGTTCACCTAATTCTTTTAGTGGTATCACAATACATAACAATATTGGTGATAATTTTTCATTTAATACTTGTTATGGTGTATTTTCGTACAACACAATAGGAACTAATTTCAATTCTAATGATGTACAAGATGGATTTGGTTTTGGTGGGGTATCTTATCAGGGAAATAGAATTGGGAATAATTTTAATGATAATACTATTGGTGAATACTTCTACAATAATACGATACCTGATAACTTTACCGATAATACAGTTGGGGATTCATTCCAATGGAATATTGTTAATACCTATGTTGATAATATCGATTTCACCACAAACTATGGAAACATAAGTGGTATTACTTATAGTGCAACAGGAACTACGGCAACTGATTCGTCATATGGTAGTATTAGTGGTACAACTAATGGTATAGGCGTTAACGCATTATTTCAAATTGATGTGGTTGGTGGAATTGTCACTAATGTTTCAATTATCAGTGGAGGAACATTATACTCAACTGGTAATACAGTAACAATATTAGGTAGTCAAATTGGTGGGACTGATGGTGTTGATAATGTTATTATTACGGTTTCTAGTGTTAGTCAAACACCATCTGTTTATGAGGAGTACACTTGCAATATCTTTAAAAATTCTGCACTATTAAATAGATTATCTTACTATGATGGAAGTGACGTATTAAACATAAAAAATATAAACGAATAATAATGACAACAAAATACATAGTAGATAATTTAACAGGACAAACCATAACGGGTGATATAACCATAAATGGGAATTTAAGTGTTACCGGTGTTACAACAGGAAGTTTAGCAACCTATAAAGCACTACTAACTCAGTTAGGTTCTCAGACCGGTACAACCTTAAATGATTTTAATGACGGTTTAATTATAGGCGAAACCTATACAATAACTGATTATGTTAGTGGTGATAGTTTTAGTAATGTCGCTAATGTAACGAGTGGAGTTATAGACACAACGGGATGTGAATTTATTGCAACAGGAGAAACACCAACAAATTGGAGTAACGGTTCTACTTTAGTATCTAGCGGTAATTTAGTGGTAAAAGTATTAGAAAACAATTTGGGATTTGACATTGAGTGGGTTAATGATGATGAATTCCAACCAGGATTTTATTTAGGTGTTAATTCAACCACAGGACCACTGTATAATACTTTTAATAGAAACACAACATTCGTTCAAGGAGGAGGGTCTTCAATTTCATTTTTTGGACCTTTCATATCAGAAACTTTTGCAACACCTATTAGTTTTAACGAGAAGGATGATAGTGTTGTTGTTGCGATTTTTGATTTAAGTGAAGAACCTACACCAGTTTCAGATAATTTATATTATTTTCCTATTGAGATTCAAATTCAACAAGATACCGACACAACACCAATTGTAATAAGTGGAACTGTAGAATCATCATTTCCTATTAATGATACTAGTATTTCTTTGTTTTGTAATGGAAATTACATTCAATCACTTTACGGAGATGGTACAGTAAATGATATGTCAGAACTTATAACTTACTTAAACTCTTTACCAAATACAAGTTATTTAGGAACATATTCTAATGATGGAGATGGAGTTCTTTTAGAAATGTCAACCAATTTAGTAAATCAATTCTGTTCTAGTGGAACATTAACGTTTGAGGTATTCAACGATTAAATTTATAAAATTTAAAAAAATGATAAAATATATTAAAAGAAAAAGTGATAATAAGTTTCTACAATCTTTAGAAAATGATGTTTGGGTTGATAACTCAAAGGAGGCTTATGAAATGACATATAGAGAATGTGAGAATACAAAAACCACATTACTTAACACATATACTTCTGAAGAAATAACTGAAGTTTTTAATATGTTTAAGAGTAAACCAATGTCAAGAGAAGAAAAAAAAGAACTACTTAATTTACTAAAAAAATAACCCTATGAGAATAAATATTTTAACAGAAAACGATAAGGTAGAACAAGTAAGAGAAGCTTGGGTAAATAAAAATGTTATGAAAATACCTTGCTCATCAACAGGAGAAGAACCTGCAACTCATTGGTTTTGCGCAATGGCAGGTTCTGAGGAAAAAATGAACTCTATTTACGCTAAGAAAAACTTATCTATTATGGAATTAGAAATTGGTCCAAAAGAATTTCTTAATAAATGGAATCTGAAAATTATAAGATAGTAAAAAATTTCATCAGTGATGATGAGGTTAATCTAATTGTTGATTGGGTAGATTCATTAAATCCTGAAGACGGTGACCCCAATTACCACTTAAGTGAAATCTCAAAAACACTAAAGGGAAAATCTTGTGTTATAGACATCTCAAATACCGAACTTACAAACTACATTACAAACTTTCAATCAGTTTCTAAAGTTTCAAATCAAAAGACCCCCCAAATTATCAAAAATATTTTTAAAAGGATATCTGAAAAAAATAACCTACCCCTTGATAATATCTTTATTCAAGCGGTTGATATGAAAAAAGGTGGTAGAATACAACCCCACTATGACGCATCAATTGATGGTTACATAAATTATAAGTGTAACATAAGTGTGTTATCAGAAGATTACAAAATTTTTATAGACGGTTCTTCACCTGTAATAGAACAAAAAGACTTATACTGTTTTGAGGCGTCTTTATACAAACATTGGACCGAAGAGTTTAACTCAAGAAGAGTTTTTTTAAGTTTTGGGTTTATAGTTCCATATCATGTTTTGGGTAGAACTCATGACGACCCAAGAGTTAGATTAAGTCAAAGAATTGTAAAATATTTTCAAAAACTTAGTTGATATAAAACAAAACAAAACCTATATTTATTTACGAAGGTAAATGCCGACCTTATTCGGTAGCTAATACACCAACTAACATAATTTATAGTGATAAGTCAAGAAGAAATTAAGTCGTTTCTTGAGGGGAGTGACCCTGAAGAACATATTGTGGCCATAGAGTTTGATTATGTCACAGATTCTATATACAAAATTAAAGAAATACCTGGTCAAGGTAAAATAATCAAAAAAGATACTTTCACGGCATTTGCTTGGGTTGGTGACTTAAGAGGTTTGAATTTTTATTCATCTTCTAAGGACCAACAGAAAGCGGCAATGACCAAATATGGTATTGTTATAGATAAGTTAGAAACTGAAGGTAATGAAAGATTAGAACAAGGACTTAAGTTCATGGTCAAATCTTTAAAAGGATACCGAACATTAATACAATTTTTTAGGGACGGTGGGTTAGACCCATGGTCAGAACGAGCTAAAAATTTAATCTTAGTTCTTCCTCCTGTAGAACAATATCTAATCTCAAGGGAGAAGAGGTTATTCAAAGGGTACGAGGAATATAATGACATCACGAGACTCGGATTCGACTTAGAGACGACCTCTCTTGAACCTAAAGACGGTCGTATATTCATGATAGGAATCAAAACCAATAAAGGATTCCAAAGAGTTATTGAATGTGCTGACGAAGACCAAGAAAGAAGAGGTATTGTAGAATTTTTTAGAATTATAGATGAATTAAAACCATCAATTATTGGTGGATATAACTCTTTTAACTTTGACTGGTTTTGGATATTCGAAAGATGTAAGGCTCTAAATTTAGACATTAAAAAGATATCAAAATCACTAAACCCATCAAGGCCAATCTCTCAAAAGGATGGTATGTTAAAACTTGCTAACGAGGTTGAGAGATTTGTTCAAACAGGGTTATGGGGGTATAACATCATCGACATCATTCACTCTGTCCGTAGAGCTCAAGCAATTAACTCAAGTATTAAATCAGCGGGTTTGAAATATATAACTCAATACATTAACGCTGAAGCGCCTGACCGTGTATACATCCCCCATGAAGAAATTGGTTCTATGTATGCCAATAAAGAAGAGTTTTGGTTAAACGTAACTAATGGGAAATACAAGAGGGCGGATAAACCTGAGTTTAATAATTTAGACACTCGTTTTCCTGGTACCTACATTAAAGTTACAGGTGATAATATAGTTGAGCGTTATCTTGACGATGACTTAGAGGAAACGTTAACTGTCGATGATGAGTTCAATCAGGGAACGTTTCTATTAGCATCAATGGTACCTACAACATATGAAAGAGTATCAACAATGGGTACCGCAACATTATGGAAAATGTTGATGTTAGCTTGGTCTCATAAATACAAATTAGCAATCCCAAAAAAACAAGAAAAGACAGAATTTGTTGGTGGTTTATCAAGACTACTTAAAGTAGGGTATTCAAGAAACGTATTAAAACTTGACTACTCTTCTCTATATCCATCAATTCAGTTAGTACATGACGTATTCCCTGAATGTGATGTTAGAGGGGCGATGAAAGGAATGTTATCTTATTTCCGTAATGCTCGTATTATGTATAAAAACTTGGCGTCAGAATTTTATGATGTGGATAAAAAGAAATCATTATCTTATGACCGTAAACAATTACCGATTAAGATTTTTATTAACTCAATGTTTGGCGCGTTATCCGCACCTCAAGTATTTGCGTGGGGTGATATGTATATGGGGGAACAAATTACCTGTACAGGTAGACAATATCTTCGTCAGATGATTAAGTTCTTTATTAAGAAAGGTTACACTCCACTTGTAATGGATACTGACGGTGTCAACTTTGCTAAACCTGAGGGGTGGGAAAATAGACGTTATATTGGTAAAGGTCTTAACTGGAAAGTTAAAGAAGGTAAGGAATACACTGGTGATGATTCGGACGTTGCAGAATTTAACGATTTATTCATGAGAGGTGAAATGGCTTTAGATACTGATGGTACTTGGCCGTCATGTATTAACTTGGCTCGTAAGAATTATGCTGTTATGGAGTCAAGTGGTAAAGTTAAATTAACTGGTAATACAATTAAATCTAAAAAATTACCACTATACATTGAGGACTTTTTAGATAAAGGGGTTAAACAATTACTTGAGGGTAAAGGTCAAGAATTTGTTGAGTGGTACTACGAGTATGTTCAGAAAATATTTAATTTAGAAATTCCTTTAATGAAAATTGCCCAAAGAGCTAAAGTTAAATTATCTTTAGATGATTATAAAAAACGTTGTACTCAAAAAACCAAAGCCGGCTCATTAATGAGTAGAATGGCTCATATGGAGTTAGCCATCAAACATAATCTAAACATTCAGTTAGGTGATGTTATTTATTATGTAAATAACGGATTAAGAGCTTCTCATGGTGATGTTCAAAAAATTACTAAAGCTAACTATACTAAAAAAGAATTAGATTTATTTTCCCAAGAAAATGGTAAAGAACCTGAGAATAAAAGTACCTCAATAATACAACTTAATTGTTATATGTTAGAACCAACTGAGATTGAGAATAATCCAAACATGAAAGGTGAATATAACATACAAAGAGCCATAACAACCTTTAATAAAAGAATTGCCCCCCTATTAGTAGTATTCAAAGAAGAAGTTAGAAACGGATTAATTGTAAACAATCCTGAAGACCGTGGTTTTTTTACTAAGGGACAATGTGAATTAATTAATGGAGTACCATTTAAAGAGGGTGACCAAGATACCTTAGAGGAAGTGTTAACTTTATCTGATGGTGAAGTTAAATATTGGGATAAAAGAGGAATGAGCCCTGATTATATATATGAATTAGCTTCTGAAGGATGGGAAAAGTTTATAAATTAACTTAACTTTAATCCATCAGAGGATATAATGTACCAAACATCGTCCATCATAAGAAATTCAACACAAGCACCTTTATCGATTAAAATTTCGTCATAGTACTCGTCAATTTTATTTTTACTAGGAACAATTAATACTTTTGTTAATGTTTTAATAACAATATATTCTGTAGTGTCTGAGTTTAAAGTTATTTTTGATTGTTCAACATCTTTAACTAATATAAACTCTTCACCATTAGTACTATAATTAGGTTCTCTGACAACTAATCTAAGTTCGGGGTTTTGAGACATACTAACGGGCGGTTGAGTTTCTCTACCCCCAACAAATATTTTATCCCCAATTTGTTTTCTACCAAAATTTTTTCTTATTGTCATATTAGATTACATATATTTGTCTTGGCATTGCTCTAAACTTAAGTGATTTGTTTAAATTCTCCGCCAAAAGAGCTTCACGCTCCATTACTTTATCAGGTTTTAATCTGGCTAAAGTACCCTCAACACCAATTAATTCCTCTACTAATTTAAGTTTTTCGTCTTTACCTTCAGTTAATAAACTAGTATAATCCATTGTTAATTCACTATCAGGTGTTTTAATGTTACCACTAAATTTACCTCTAACTCTACCTAAAGTTTCTTTACAAGTTGCGATGAAATATCTTCTAACCCATTGTTTTGCGGGGTTATTTAATTCGGGCCAAGAGAACTTATCTAAAGGAACATCTGAAGGCATTTTAATAATGTCAGGATTATTTTTTAAACATTTGTCTCTATCTTCAGGACCAACATCATAATACCAATACCATACTTTACCCCTATTTAAATTTCTATTACCAAAATCAAATTTACCACCAGGTGTATTCATTAAATGAATTGCTTTTTTACCTTCAGGTAACGCAGTTATTGTATAGGTTAAATCTCCTGATATAATTCTTCTTTGAATATTAATTTCTTGCATTCTTAATAATATATCAAATGCCGGCATCATAAAATATGACCCCGTATTACCCATTTGTGAAAAACCACCAGGTCCACCAATTCCACCACCGCCTAAACCTCCAAATGAAAAAGCATCAAAATATACACCATTTAAGTCTGATGGTGTAAACCATAATAACTCGTTAATCTCTCTATGTGCGGGTATTTCGTAAATTTGTTGATTAGGTTCTAATTGTATATAGTCTTTTTTAAGGACCCAATCACCACCAGCTTGTAATCCAACAATTTTAGAATAGGCGTAAGTATATCTTGTTTCAAAGTCTAATGTCTTTGTAACAAAAGCTCTTGATAAAGATTGTGTGTCTAAGTTTAATCCCCATAGATTTGACCACTGAGATTCAATTAACCAATTTTGTACGTATTGAGAATAGTCGTCAATTGCAAATTCCAATAACGTATCCATTTGTTCGTCCTCTAATTCAACCGAACGTAGAGGTGCCCCAAGTAAATGTCTTACTTTAGTATATAATGGGCTTCTTTCATTTTCTGGTATTATTGCCATGTTTTTCGTTTCTATATAAATATCAATTTAGTCGGTAAATTAAATTAGATTCCGGGAAAACATATTGACCCCCGATTATCTTAGTATTTTTATTACTAAAAACTAACACTTCTTTATTATTTTTTGTAAATATTAACCAATCAGTTGAATATTTTTTAACATTTGCGGAACCTGAGACATGAATTTCACCATCAACATTTTTTATATAGGTGAACGGTTTAACCTGACTTGTTAATTTAACGCCATCAACTATGATTTCACAGTCAATACCATCAATCATATCTTCTTTACTTCCTAATTTACCAACAGAAATAACGTTATCATCACCAAATTTTTTCTTAAGAATCTTAACTGTTTCATCCTCTCTTTTTTGTCCCCAACTATTAGTTTGAGTTAAAATTTTCATTAAGTTTTGAAATGTTGAGGAATTTTGAGAAAAAATTCTGAACTTATAATCATCTAGTACTTTAACAAGTTTTTTAACTTCACTAATTTGTTCAGATGGTGTTAGGCCAATCATTTTAATTTCAGGTTTATCTTGTTTTTTAAGTACTTGGTTAATATCGTTTAGTAGAACACAGAAACAACTATAATTTGTGTTTAATTTGTTAATTACTGAACGTCCATCACTTTCTAAATTATAAACTCCTGACATCTCACCAGGGGCAAATTCGTTATTCTCATAAAAGTTTTCAGGAAAGACTTCTTTCATCATTTTATTAACACTCATTTTAAAAATTTCTTTAACTTTTGGGTTGATATTAAATATAAATCTAATTGCCTCGTTAGTATCTCTACCACATCTTTCAGATTTACCTTCAGAGATAACTGTTTTTAACATAAGACTTTCATTTAATTTAGATTCAACCTTTAATTGGTAAAGTTTGTTTACAAATTCCCAATTAACACATTTCCAAAAGTTTTTAATATAGTCATCTTTTTTGTTTCTATATTTCAAATAGTAAGCATGTTCCCATAAATCTAATCCAAGTATTGGATAACCACCATCTTCAACAACGTTCATTAAAGGATTGTCTTGATTTGCTGTGGACACAATTTTTAATTTATTAGTCTTTGTTAAAACTAACCAAACCCATCCCGAACCAAATCGTTCTTTTGCAACTTCCTCAAATTTAATTCTAAATGAATTATAACTTTTGAAATCTTTATTAATTTGAGTTAAAACTTCACCGTGAGGTTTTTGAGTTTCAGGGGTTAACATTTTCCAAAATAACGCGTGGTTAAAAGCACCACCTGCGTTATTTCTAATGTTTTTATCAAATCTACTTATTGATTTTATAATTTCTTCTAACTCTAAATCACCATATTTTTTTTTACTAAGAGCAGAATTTAATTTATCAACATAACCTTTATAATGTTTATTATAATGGTAGTTCATAGTTTCTGAGTCAATAAATTGTTTCAGGGCTGAGTAGGCGTATGGTAATCGTTCGATTCCAATTCTTTTCATTTCGTTTAAGAAAAGTTTTTGATTCTCATTTTTTTCAACCGTTTTAATTTTTTCGGTTATGAGGTCAATTTTTTTTTCAATATTTTTCATAAGGCTTATTTTATTATTATAAATAAGCGGAAGTTTCAAATTATCTGCGATTGTTTATTCTATTCATCACTTCTTCAATAAAGTCGGCCTTATCTAAATTGTCCCCCATAACGGTTTCAAATATATTTTTCTTCTTTATTAAAATGTCATAAATCGCACCCTCAATAGTGTTTTCAAATATTGGGTAATAAACCGATACATTAGATTTTTGACCGTATCTGTACGCTCTATCTTCCGCTTGTGTGTGGTCTGACGGAACAAAAGATAAATCATTCATGATTACGGCCTCAGCGGCGGTTAAGGTTAACCCAACACCTGCGGCTTTTAAGTTACCAACAAAAACTGTAATCTTTTCATTATCCTGAAATTGGTCAACTGCGTGTTGTCTCATAGATTTAGAGGTTGACCCATCTAATCTAACCGCCTGTTTACCAAAATGGTCGGCAATTTTATTTAATGTATTTGTGAAATTAGTAAAAATAATAACCTTTTTTCCTTGGTCAATTATATTCTGAACTAATTCAATCGTATCGTTAATTTTTTCTTCAGCAATGACTTGTCTAACTTTCATTAACTTACTAAATTGTACCGTTAACGATGAAGATTCGTCTGTTTTATTTTCATACCAATCATAGTACTCTCCCATTAAACCTTCATATAATTTAGATTTAAGTCTTAGGTAGACTGGCGATATTATTTTGTCAGGCAAATCAAGTACCTCAGTTTTTAAACGTCGTAATACTTGTCTTGAGGTTCGGTCTCTTAATTCCTCTAAGTTAGATGCCCCCGTAACATTCCAAACTTTTCTATTTCCCGCTTTAAATTGGTAACCTTGACAATACCTAATAGCATATGCCATCCAATTCTGAGCTACGGGACTCTCAATGAGTGATAACAAGTTAAAATAATTCATTGGTCTTGATGTCATTGGTGTTCCTGTTAACAACCAAAGTTTATCAACACTTTTAACAAAACTATTAACTAATTTAGTTCTTTGTGCTTGACCGTTTTGTAAATAATGGGCCTCATCAATAATGATTATACCAAAATTACTTTTATATATTTCAGATTTTTCTTTATCTTTTAAATCGTAAAAATTTTTAAGAATATCGTAATTAACAATTACAAAATCGTGTTCTTGGGAAAAGTTTTTACCTTCGGCAATATAAACACTCCTATCTGTGTAGTTTTCAATCTCTCTTAGCCAATTTATTTTTAAAGAAGCGGGACAAATAATTAATATTTTCTTAACGCCTGTTTCTAAAGCGGCAATAATGGTGGAAGTTGTTTTACCTAAACCCATATCATCTGCGAGAATAAATCTTTTAGACCCGGCAAGTTTCTCAATGGCAATTTTTTGATGTTCTAATGGAGGTCTGTGAGAGTACTTTGAATAATCTATCTCAACATTTTTAATTGTGTGTGTCTTAATTAAAGCTCCTTTAGGTAACCAAAACTCGTGTATAGTTTCCCCCGATAACACTTTTCCCCAAACATGATAGGCTTTCTCTTTCTCAACCAATAACTTCTCAACCCAAACTTGTTCAGGTATTGTAGTTAATAATTTTTCGTCAGCAATTTTTTTGGCAAAGTAAGGGTCAAGGTCAACCCATTTTTTTCCAACTTTAGGTGTTACATCGTAATAATTAATAATATAATCAGATTGGGCTCTTGTGGGATAAAATTTCTTATTAGATTCTTTTTGAGTTTTTAATTTTAGGATATAGTTATTTGCGCCTGAATAAGTTTCAAGTAACTCTAATGCTCTTCTCTCTAATAGAGGTTTGTTATTTTCTATATTATTTTCCAAAAGATTTGGTTTGAGTTAAAAATAAGTAATCTTTTAATATTTATCAATATGTCAACTAATAAAGTACCAATTACTCGAATAGGGAAATTCTTTGGAGATGAAGATTTTAATTTAGACCTTTCAATAGGGGAGGAATGGTTATATGGTGATATGAACTTCACATTAGTTCTTTATCGTATTGATAGACTGAAAACAAAAACCGATGATGTTTATGGTGAAACTGTTAGTGATGGTATTAAATTTTTACCACCAATAGAGTTTAAAGGGTATGTTCAAATTATGGCACCTGAAAATAAATATTTAGGTAATTCAAAAATAGAACAATTTGAGCCGGGTAATATTAAAGTGTCAGTTTACCAAAGACAATTGGATGAATTAGGTGTTGATATTAGTTATGGTGACTATATTGGTTACTATGAAACAGAAGATAGAGTTAGATACTATACCGTAAATAATGACGGAAGAGTCATCTCAGATAATAAACACACGTATGCAGGGTTTAAACCGTTTTATAGAACTATTATGGCGTCAGCGGTTACTAATAACGAATTTAGAGGTTTATAATGAAAATAGTAATAACAGAATCTCAAGTGGAGGTATTAAGAAGAGTATACGAAATAAGTGACCTTGTTGATTACGTTATCCATCATTTGAATAATGATATTAGAAGTGGTGGACCAGGTAATAGACCTGACAATTTTGGGGTATATGAAAATTGGGTAACCCAAAGAGTTAGTGATATGTTTAAACGTAGAAACCCTAATATTGAATATAAAAAACTTGATTTTTTAATGATTATGTCAGAAGTGTATAACGATAAACTAAAAAGAGGATTCAAAGAAGCCCTAAAAAAAAGATGAAAATACTAATTACAGAAACACAGGACCATGATAATTCTGAGGATAAGTTTAAAGGTGAAAGAGTTATGGTTTATTATAATTTACACAAACATACTTTTTCTGTGTCGTATAAATCAAAAGTTATTTTACATGCCGATTACGTTAAATTAAAAGATGTTGAGTTTAGAGTTAGAAAGGCTGGTAAAGAACGAGTTAGACGTGAAATGGTAAAAAATGTTCACGCATTTGTTATTGGTGATTTAGTTGATTATTGTCAGTCGCCATGTAAAAATATTCCTAAAGAACCAACGGATAATGTAATAACGTATAACCCTTATAAGTATGATAGTTTTGTATATAAATCGAATAAAAAACCAATATACAAAACAAAAGAAATTGATATGATTAATTTAAAAAACAAATTATTCGTAATAAAAAAAATAAAAAAACATTAAAATGCCATTACCTAAAATTAAAAAAAACATTCCTTTGACACAGTCAAAAACTCTTTTACCTAGAAGACAGGAATTGGTTGATAAGATTAATAGGGATGGTACCTATCTCCCTAAATCAATATTACATGCCGACTTGGACGGTGGGTTTTTAAATTTTGTTAAAACAGATTTAAAAACTGTTGTTGACGGAAAGGTAATACCTATGGTTGATATTTTAGTTACAACTCAGAATTGGTCTCAATTCACGGAAACTTGGAACATTCAAAATATTGATAAAAATGTCGAGCCCCCATTCATAACAGTTGTTCGTATTCCTGAAGTTAAGTTTGGAACTAATCCCGCAACACTATACAATATTCCTAATAGAAAACAATATTTCTACGCACAAGTACCTACTTGGGACGGACAAAGACACGGAGCGGACATTTATAAAATACCACAACCTGTACCTGTTGATATAACATATAATGTTAAGATAGTATGTAATAGAATGAGAGAACTAAACAGTTTCAATAAAAATGTAATTGAGATGTTTGCGTCAAAACAAGCCTATACTGTGATTAAAGGACATTATATTCCAATAGTAATGGGTAATATTAGTGATGAATCGGTATTTGATTTGGAAAAAAGAAAATATTATGTACAAAGTTATGAATTTATATTACTTGGTTTTTTAATTGATGAAGATGAGTTTGAAGTTTCTCCTGCAATTTCAAGAGTATTACAAGTTGTTGAGTTTGAAACACAGACAACAAGAAAACAACCAAAAAAACTTTCAAACCCCGCAAGTACAACTTTAGATGTTTTATTTGTCGTTGGAAATAATATTATTACACAAATTTTTGATTATACTGTTGACCTAAATTTAGGTGAAACCGATAATGTTGAATCGTTTGAGGTGTACATTAATAACGACTATTATGGCTCTGATATTGAACAAATTCAAATAAACACTAACGACACTCTTAAATTAATTATTGTTAAAAATGATGACACAAAAGACAGTATAATTAAGCTCAATAATCTATTGGTTTAATTCTCTCCGTATATATCGGGTTTTCCTTTACATTTCTCAACAATAAGTCTTTCTAAGAAACGATACATCTTTATCCCTCTTTTTTCACAATAGGTCTTTAAGATATCATGAGCCTCAATCGATATCTTTAAATTCTTTATTTTTTTTTCGTTGTTATCCATGGTAGAAAAAAGGCAGAATTTATTCTCCCTAATAATAAATACTTATAGGAAAGTAAAGTGTTTTGGTTTTTTTTATAATATTTATCAATAAAATAAATTAATTAAGAAAACACAAGACTAATGGCAACAAACAGTAAAGTATTTGTATCACCTGGAGTGTATACTTCTGAAGTCGATTTAAGTTTCGTAGCACAGAGTGTAGGGGTTACTACACTAGGTATTGTAGGGGAGACATTAAAAGGTCCAGCCTTCGAACCTATTTTTATTACAAACTTCGACGAATTCTCAACTTACTTTGGGGGAAGTTCTCCCGAAAAATTCATAAATACTCAAATACCAAAATATGAAGCGGCGTATATCGCTAAATCTTATTTACAACAATCTAACCAATTGTTTGTTACAAGAATATTAGGTTTATCAGGGTATGATGCGGGTCCATCATGGACAATAACAACTAAAGCAAATGTAGACCCAGCAACAGTAGATTTCTATTGTGAAAGTGCTACTACGGTTAACTGTATTGACACATGTGTTGATTATAAAGTAGTTGACTTTGCAATTGATTTCTCAGGTTGTAATAACAGTTTTGGTTCAATATCATTTATTAACCCAACACAAATTCCGGCAGAAATTGCTGAGAAATTAGACATTCCTTACGAATTGTTTGACGGAAGTTTATCAACTGTTCGTACAAACATGACTAACCAAATTTTTGATATTCTAAACGAACCGTCTTCAGAAAACACCTCTATTTATTATTACGGGCCAATTTCAGGAGACACTTACGAAGCGTTTAGTCCTATCTTTACAGCAGAAACAAATGTATATGGTGTTAATAATGTTGATGCTAACCTTATTGATTACGCGGCACCAGAAAATGACCCTTGGTATTATAGTTTATTTGATAATCTTGGTAATGCAGCATATAGTGGTTATTCATTTTGGTCTATTGTCACAGGTTTAACTTTAACACCACCTGTTATAACAACGACAACAACATTACCAGGAACTACAACAACAACAACTACAAATCCTTGTATTACACCAACCCCAATATCAACAACAACTACAACAACTGCTGCACCTGTTAATTGTTATACAGGAACTTTAATTGGTAGAATTTATGTGTTTTCAGGAACTGCGTTTACTGATTATGATGATTTAGTAATAGCAACACTTCGTTCAAGAGGTTTGGCGACATACTCAACAGATGATGGACCTGTTTATGAGGTTAGCGGATTAACAGATGTTACTATGGATTGTTTAGGTGCATATTCAGGTGTAACTAAAAACCCATATGCGACATTTGGTATTAATATTACAAATAAAGATGGTAACACGTATTTCTTTGAAACATCATTCCAAAATTCTGACCCTAAGTATTTACCAAAAGTATTTGGTTCATCTAACTTTGCAAAACCAAGAACAGTAGTTCCTTTATTTGTTGAAGAAAGATTCCAAGCTTTATTAAACTACGGATGGAGAAAAGGGTTTATTAGAGGTTTAAGTTGTAACTTAACAGCTTTACCTAACGCAAGACAAGGTTCTGACCCTACATCAATCGCTTGGTATTTAGAACAATATCAATCACCAACATCACCGTGGGTAGTATCGGAATTAAGAGGTAACAAAGTTTACAACTTATTTAAATTTACAACAATTGCCGATGGTGAGGCGGCTAACACGGAGGTTAAAATTTCAATAGCAAACATTTCATTTAACAATGGAACATTTGACGTATTAGTTAGAGATTTCTTTGATTCGGACTCAAGTCCAGTTGTTATTGAAAAATTCACTAACTGTAATATGGACCCTAATGATAATGCGTTCATTGCGAAGAAAATTGGTACTATTGACGGTGAGTATGAATTGAATTCTAAATACGTTATGATTGAACTTAATGAAGACGCACCAATTGACGCATTACCTTGTGGATTCTTAGGATTTAATTTTAGAGAATATGCGGGTGTTAGACCTCCATTCCCAATTATTAAACAAAAATATGATTTTCCAGGTGAGGTAGTATATAATCCACCATTTGGTTTATCTTCAGGAGCTGACGATATTACAAGAAGTAATGGTGATAATGTACGTAGAACTTATTTAGGTATTTCTGATACTATAGGTATTGACGTTGATTACTACTATTACAAAGGTAAACAACTTCCTTTAGATATTTGTAGTGATTCTACGGGTGAAGATTGGAACTTTAGAAGTAGAGGATTCCATATGGATATTGATGCAAGTGGTATTACTATACCTAATGCATTTGTAACAAGTGGAACCCCAGCATTCTATTGTGGTAGTGCACCGTTTACTAAAGACCCTGATACAGAAGCTAACCCTTACTACAGAATTTTTGCTCGTAAGTTCTCATTCTTAGTACAAGGAGGATTTGACGGATGGGATATCTATAGAGAACATAGAACAAACAGTGATAGATTCGTATTAGGTAGAAATGGTTATTTAAAAGGTTCATGTCCATCAATCAAATATCCTACGGCGACAGGTTGGGGAGCATTTAAACAAATTACGGTTGGAGATAATACACAAGGTTACGCTAACACCGATTACTACGCTTACTTATTAGGACAAAAAACTTTTGTTAATCCTGAAGCGGTTAATATTAATTTATTTGTTACACCTGGTATCGATTATGTAAATCATTCTAACTTAGTTGAAAGTGCAGTTGATATGATTGAAAATGATAGAGCTGACTCACTTTATGTTTGTACAACTCCTGACTTTAACATGTTTGTTCCAACAACAACTAATACACAGGATTTAATTTATCCACAAGAAGCGGTTGATAATTTAGACACTGCAGGAATAGACTCTAACTATACCGCAACTTACTACCCATGGGTATTAACAAGAGATACTGTAAACAACACACAAATCTATCTACCTGCAACTGCTGAGGTTACAAGAAACTTAGCTTTAACAGATAACATTGCATTCCCTTGGTTCGCCGCGGCGGGTTACACAAGAGGTATTGTAAATGCTATTAAAGCACGTAAGAAGTTAACACAAGAGGATAGAGATACTTTATATCAAGGTCGTCTTAACCCAATTGCAACTTTCTCTGATGTTGGAACCGTAATTTGGGGTAATAAAACACTACAAGTTAGACAATCAGCTCTTGATAGAATTAACGTAAGAAGATTATTACTTCAAGCTCGTAAATTAATTTCAGCGGTATCTGTAAGATTACTGTTTGAACAAAACGACCAAAAAGTAAGACAAGATTTCTTAGATGCGGTTAACCCTATATTAGACGCAATCAGAAGAGACAGAGGTTTATACGATTTCCGTGTAACAGTTTCTTCAGACGCGGCTGACTTAGATAGAAACCAAATGACGGGTAAAATCTACGTTAAACCTACAAAGTCGTTAGAATTTATAGACATTACGTTCTATATTACTCCAACAGGTGCATCTTTTGAGAACATCTAAAATAAAATAACAAACAAGTCGACATAAAACCTCGGCTTGTTTAGCCAAATAGTGAAAATGATAAATAAAAAAAGAATAGTAGAAGGTATTGATGAAGAGGGAACACCTGACATGAAATACTATTCATTTGACTGGGATGACAACATACTGATAATGCCGACTAAGATTATCTTAAAGGATGAGGAAGGTAATGATGTTGGTATGTCAACTGAGGATTTTGCGGAATATAGAACAGATATAGGTGAAGAACCGTTTGACTATGAAGGTCATTCTATTGTAGGGTTTAGTGATGAACCATTTAAATATTTTGGTGTTGCGGGAGACAAACAATTTATTGTGGACTCTATGTTAGCAAAACCAGGTCCTGCTTGGCCTGATTTTGTGGAGGCGTTAAATAACGGGTCTATTTTTTCTATCGTTACCGCTAGAGGTCACACCCCTTCGGTAATTAAAGAGGCGGTATACAACCTAATTGTTTCAAATAAAAATGGAATTAACTCAGACGAGTTAGTTAAGAACTTAGAAAAATTTCGACACATTGCCGATGAGGGTGATTTAAATAAACGTGAAATTATACGTGAATATTTAGACCTTTGTAGATTTTATCCTGTGAGTTATGGAGAAGGCTCGGCAACAAATCCCGAAGAAGGAAAAATTAAAGCTTTAAAAGAATTTGTTGAGTATATTAAAGAAGTTTCTGAACAAATTAAGAAGAAAGCGTATTTAAAGAATAAAATAACTAATAACTTTTTACCTATAATTGGTTTTTCAGATGATGATTTAAGAAATGTGGAAAAAGTTAAAAGTCATTTTGAAAATGAGCCAGATAATATAATTAAGACTTATTCTACTGCAGGAGGAATTAAAAAAGAATATTAATAAATAAAACTAGATACTTATATGCTAAGAATAATTTTTTAAATCTTGAAAGTAAAGATAAAAAATTTATTTGGAGATATTTATAGAAAACAAAATAAACACAAAATAACAAAAAAAGAAAGAAAATGGCTGATTTATTGATGAAAATGCCGATACCGTATGAACCAAAAAGACAAAACAGGTTCATTCTTCGGTTCCCAACAACATTGGGTATTAACGAATGGTTCGTTGAATCTACGTCAAGACCACATATAACTATAAACCCTGTTGAGATTCCCTTCTTAAACACTTCAACCTATGTTGCAGGTCGTTTTACTTGGGGAACTCTTAACGTTAAATTCCGTGACCCTATTGGTCCGTCTGCGTCTCAAGCTCTTATGGAGTGGGTACGTCTATGTGCTGAATCAGTGACAGGTCGTATGGGTTATGCCGCAGGATACAAAAAGAACGTCGATTTAGAAATGTTAGACCCAACTGGTGTTGTTGTTGAGAAATGGATTTTAGAGGGAACATTCTTATCGGATGTTAACTTTGACTCATTGGCTTATAATACAGACGCTTTAGCAAGTATCACAGCTACAATGCGAATGGACCGTTGTATATTAGTTTATTGATTTTTAACTATTAAAATATTTCAGTCAAAATATATTTAAATCCACATGCTTAGGTATGTGGATTTTTTTGTTTCTATTTAAAAAAAAAGAAATTACTGTATATTTTATTATAAAAGACAAACAATATGGACCAAAGTATCATTGACGCAGGAACGGAGAGTTTTAACTTACCTCACGATATAGTACAACTACCTTCAGGTGGTGTATTTTATAAATCAAAAAAGAAATCAATTAAAGTCGGTTACTTGACCGCAAATGACGAAAACGCATTGATGGGGGCAACACAAATGAGTAATGATAATATCATTATGACTTTATTACGTAGTAAAATTTATGAACACGATTTAAGACCTGAAGAATTATTGGACGGTGATATTGAGGCTATTCTTATTTTCTTACGTAACACTTCATTTGGACCTGAATATAAAATATCAGTAACTGACCCCAAAACAAGTAAACCTTTTTCACATACAGTAGTATTGGATGAGTTAAACATTAAAAAAACACAACACCAACCTGACGAAAATGGTGTTTTTACAACAACATTACCAAAATCAGGAGTTTCGGTTAAATTAAAACCATTAAGTTTTGCTGAAACAACTGAAATCAGTAAAATGGCTGACCAATATCCTGTAGGAAGAACGGCGCCAGTCATTACTTGGAGACTAGCAAAACAAATTATTGAAATTAACGGGAATGATTCCAAGGAACAAATTTCAAATTTCGTTAACTCAATGCCAATTATGGATTCTAAGTATATCCGTAATTTTATTAGAGAAAATCAACCTTCATTAGATTTAGTAAAATCAGTAAAAGCCCCTTCAGGAGACTTGGTATCTTTCGAGATTACCTTTGGGGTGGAGTTTTTTCGGCCTTTCTTCTAATCACAAACAATTTTTAATTGAGGAGTATTATTTTTTGGCGAGATTTATAAGATTATCTTATACTGAATTTCACATTATGCCAACTTATATGCGAAAGTACCTAATCGATAGAATTATTGAGGACAATACACCTAAAAACGGTTAGTAAAATTGTTTTTGGTGTATTTATACATATATAATATTTAAACTATGGCAGGACCTGAAGATAACGAACTTGGTGGTGACTTTTTAAGTAAAGTCCAAGGAGCCCTCGAACAGAGTGTTGGTAGAATTACCGACGCTTTGGCGACTAATTTACGTGCTGGAGATATTGCGAAACAAATTCAAGAAATTGACGATAAAGCAATAACGATTGTTAAATCTTTTGGGCAAGGTCGTGAAAACATTGTTAATTTAAAGGCGGCTATGGCTGACGCAGCCTCTGAAGTTGAACGAATGGGTGGTAGTTTTGATAATATTGTCAGTATCCAAAAAGACGTTGCCGAAGCCTTAGGGAGAAATTTAATACTAACATCAAGTTCTTATAAAGATTTATATGCAACTTCCGAAGTTACAGGCGAATCCGCAAAAACCCTTGTTACTAATTTTAAAGATGCGGGTATGTCCGTATACCAAGTGGCGGGTGAAATGAATAAAGTTGTTAATATTGCTAGAGAGTCGGGTGTTAACGCTCAGGCGGTTAGTAAAGAGGTTGTTGCAAATATGACCGCATTAAATAAATTTAATTTTGAGGGTGGTGTTACAGGTTTGGCTAAGATGGCGGCCCAAGCGTCGTTATTAAGAATTGACATGAATACTGCGTTAAAATTTGCTGATGAGGTATTTGACCCTGAAGGGGCTATTAAAATGGCTGCGGCAATGCAAAGATTAGGTGTGGCAAATTCTGAGTTATTAGACCCATTAAGATTAATGGATATGGCTCAAAATGACCCTGCGGAGCTTCAAAATCAACTTTCTAAAATGACCGAACAATTTGTTCAGTTAAATGAAAAGGGGCAATTTGAAATTATGCCAGGGTCTAAAAGACAATTAAGGGAACTTTCTAAAGAGTTAAATATTCCATACGAACAATTAACCAAAATGGCGTTAGGTAGTGTTGAGGCTGCCGACAAAATGCAGAAAATTAAATTCCCTGAAGGTGCATTTACTGAAGAACAAAAAGGTTTGATTGCCAGTATGGCTGAAATGGGTGAAGGGGGTGAATATAAAATTCAATTAGGTGGGAAAGAGTTAGGTATTAATGAGGCAATTGAAAAATTGCAAAAAGACCCCGACCAAATGAAGGCTCTTAAAGATATGGCGACACCTAAAAGTATGGAGGAGTTAGCCAAAGACCAACTAACAATTTCAAAATCTATGGATAAGTCGTTAGAGTCTATTGCCAATAGAACAGGACGAGCATTGGCTGGTAGTAAAATTGCTAATCAAGCCTTAGAAGCTCCAAAACTATTATACGATGCGGGAGCTGAAGCCTTATCTGGGGATAAATTAAGTAGTAGAAATATTAGAAGTGGTTTAGGTTCAGGGGCAGAAGAAGTTTTAGGTTCAATTAACAAGATATTTAAAGGTGAAGGTTCTTTAAGTGATACTTTTAATGTGGTTAAAGATAGTATGTCAACTAGTGCCAAATTTGTAGACGGAGCTTGGTCTCAGGCATTAGATAAGGGGGCCGCAGCGGCATCAAATTTGGCAAAAGAACAAAACATTTTTCTTGAAATGTTACAAAATGGTAGTAAAAAATTAGGTAATGCTTTTATGACTTCCGAAAATATACCCACAACAACTGCGAAAGATATGTTAAAGTTACCTGGTCAAAATGTTGAATTTTTACCTGAAGATACTTTAGCGTCGTTCACTAAAGGTAAGGATGTTTTATCGGCGTTAATGGGTTCTAATAATAGAAATGAACCCCCAACACAAAGAATGACCGATTCAGGGCCTGTTAATATTAATTTAAACATAACCGCACCTCCAAATATTGATACTTCTCAACTTATGTTAGCCTTTGAAAATTCAGGAGTTAAAGAAGCTATGGTTACTGCGGTTACTAAAGGTCGATATAATAATGGATTAACCGCCCCAACATCTAATCAAACACAATTGATGGAAATGGCGAGTATGAGAGTCTAAAAATAAACATAATGTCTATTTATAATAAAATTATAGAAAATGCCTGATAGTACATTATCGTTTGTTAACAGTTCTTCATTTAGAAATGCGTTATTAGCCACAAATTTGGACCCATATGATGTACCTGGTGTTTATACCCCACCCTCAGGACCTATTGCTTATGAAATACAACAAACAGTAAGTAGTGTTATTGATTCACCCGATGGTTTAATTGCAAATGACCCATTTGCTGCGATATTATATCCATTAAATGAATACGGGCCTAATGGTGGTTTTAATACGACTATCACATACAATGGACCTCCATTGCCCGTTAACTCTAATCAAGGGGAGTACAGCCCAACAGATACAGTATTAGACTTAGTTAATGAGTTTTATATCGACGCCGCATATATTGAAAACATATATGGACCTTCTGGTGGGTTTAATGATATGGTAGTTATTACGGATATCCAAAACAATAATAAAATTTATCAACCTTATTGGAATCCACCAACATTTGTACCGTCTTCTTATACACCATATAGTATATTATTTTCAGATAACCCAAATGGAACTGATGGTTCATTATCTCAGGATTCTTATATTGCTAAAATTGGGGCGGAACAACTTAATTACTTATTCCAACAAAGAATTGCTGCTGAGATATTTCAAAATACTGTTGGTCAAGTTAACTTAGATTCTTTAAGTGACCCTTTTGAGGCGGCCTTAATTGCCACAGGACAAGAACCATTAATTTATAAAAACTATAGAATTACTGTTCCTGAAAATCCTATTGTTGCGGCTTTTGATTTGGCAACTAGATTAGCAAGTGCTTATTGGCCTGTTTCTATGATTCCTGGTGATTACTTCACACAACAACACAAGCCAGGATTTTTATCACAACAAACATCAAACGCTTTAAATGTTATTAATCAACTAACGGGAGGGTTTTTAGGTCCAATTCTAAACACATCTAGAAGTGCATCTGAATTATTTTTGGCCAATACGGGTAACGGTCAAAGGTCAGTTTTATTTCGTAATATTGATTATAACAGATATCAACCTGATTATAAAAATCAATATGGTGGATTATTAGGCGTTGCTCAAGGTTTGGTTAATTTAGCTGTTAATTTAATCAATCCTAATAATGGAACTTTAGTTGGTGGTTATTATGTTGGCAGTAGAAATGCGGAACCATCAACAATAACATCACCAGCAAATCAAATACCAGTTAATGTCTTTGGACAACAGGACCCTGTGCCTGTTTATGGACCTTCAGAACTTGCAATATTATATGAAGGTAATAATGAAGTGTTAAAATTTGGTCTTGCGGCAAAACCATTAAGTGATGGTGGTGGTATTGACGGACAATTTGTATGGACTTCACCTAAATATAAAGGTAATGCTGGTTTTAATGCAACACCTGGTGGAGGTACAGGTAGTTTAGACCCTGAGTTTAACCAAGTTAGTAGTTACTATACAAGAGATGAGTCAACTAATATAACATTCAAAGAGACTTCAATTTTAGACCAAACTCAAAGATTAATTGAGTCTGCGGATAATGTTACGGGTATTTCTCGTTTAAAACATGTTGGTAATGCAATTAACCAAGTTAGTAAGGTATTCCATGATGGATATAAAGAAATAACTAAAGGTTCTCAAGTATTATCTTACACTGATTTTACTACGGGGGCAGAAAAAGGAATTGAATATTGTCGTGTATTCACTAAGGATACTCCTTATTACACTTACGCCGATTTACAAAAAACTGATGGTATTACTACTTCGGGTAGACGTTTTAGTAATTCTGTATTTGATAACACATATAACTTAAACATTGCACCACTTAAAAACCCTGGTTCAACAAATATTCAAATGAATAACCAAGGTAAATTAGTCGCTAAAAAATATATGTTTTCCATTGAGAATTTAGCTTGGAGAACTTCAAGTAGACCAGGATTTACATATGATGAATTACCTACATGTGAGAAAGGGCCTAATGGGGGTAGAGTTATGTGGTTCCCACCTTATGATTTAAAATTCTCAGACCAAAGTTCTGCAAATTGGAATTCACAATCATTCTTAGGTAGACCTGAGCCAATTTATACGTATAAAGATACAAGTAGAACAGGAACACTTTCTTGGAAAATTATTGTTGACCACCCTTCTGTTATGAATGTTATTGTTGAAAAACAATTAAAGGGTCAAAGTAAAGAAAAGTTAAATTCAATCATTGATTCGTTCTTTGCGGGTTGTGTGAAGTATGATATCTATCAATTAGGTCTTAAATTTAATACAATACCAACTAAGGATTTATATACTTATCAAGAGATATTAAATAACCCTAGAATAACTAAAGAAGAGTTACAAGGTGTTAATCAATCTATTCCTAAGGATAACCCTGGTGGGGTGGTGTCAAAAGAATTTAAAGACCCTGCAAATAATAATAATAAGGCGGACACACCTGACAATTCAGGCGTTGAATTTGAAAACGAATTTAACGAATTAGCATTCTATTTTTACAACGATATTCCCGACCCTAACACAAATAAAATAGTTTCGTCAGTACCTTATCAAGTAACCTATGGAAGTTATACCGCGTCATCATTCATTAGTAATTATGTAGATAAAGCCAATGCAGTATTTGCGCCGAATTTAAGTTATTGTACAACAAACTCATCATATTGTGATACTAATAAAAAAGTTAAAGAGTTTTATGATACGGTAATTATCGACAACTTTAATACAATTGACAATGCGGATAACGGTTTTATTAAAAAGGCGTTTAATTTATTAAAAGAAAAAAACGCAACAATTAATTTAACTTTAGTTGGTTCGGCTTCAGCACCTGCCTCAGTACCATATAACATAAATCTTTCTAAAAGAAGAAATGATTCTGTTTTACAATATCTTAAAATTAGAGGTAAAGAAATTGGGTGTGATATAACACCGTTTATTGATAGTAAAAAATTTATTTTAAATGAATCCGCTTCAGGTGAAACAGAAACTGTGGTGATACCAAAATCGATATCTGGAGGTGCGGGGGCGTCGGTTAATTGTACGACTGATATTAAAAATGGTTCGGGTGTTGTTACATCTAATTCACAAATTTATTCGGTTGATGCTATGGCTTGTAGACGTGTTAAAATTGTGTCTAAAGTTGTTATACCACCATCTGAAAGTAAAAACGATAACGACCCAACAACAACACAAACCTCAACACCTCCTAAAACTATTGACATAACAGTTAAACCAAAAACACCAAAACCTACGGTCAGTATTGAGAAAAAACTTAAAGAAGGTATTGGGAAACGAATATTAAGACAATTACTTTCGGAATGTGACTATTTCCAAGTGATTGAGGAAAATGTTCCGATGTTATATGATTCGATAAAAGAAAAAATAAAATACTTTAATCCCGCGTTTCACTCTATGACACCTGAAGGATTAAATGCTCGTTTAACATTCTTAAATCAATGTGTTAGACCTGGAGAGACAATTCCAACCATAGGTCCTGACGGTAAGCCAAAATACAATGACGCTGTTAACACATCATTTGGTGCTCCGCCTGTATTGATATTACGCATTGGTGACTTCTATAATACAAAAATAATACCTAAGAGTGTTTCATTTACATATGAACCATTATTATATGACATGAACCCTGAAGGTATTGGTATTCAACCAATGATTGCCAATGTTACAATGAACTTTGATTTCATTGGTGGTATGGGTCTTGCAAAACCAGTTGAACAATTACAAAACGCGTTATCGTTTAATTATTACGCAAACACTGAGATTTATGATGAGAGGTCGGTATGGACTGAAGATACCTCAGCATTAGATAAAACTTTAATGGAATCCATATTACAAAGTCAACCTGTTGAAACTGTTGACAATGTTGATAACCAAATTCAAAATGATTTCGGTAATACAATAGGTGACATCGTTAATTTCAACAGAGTTGTTGGAGGTGAAACTGGTGAAATTAGTTATGGAGTTATTATGGATAAGATGTTGTCTGAGACAACTTCATATTTTAATTCTTTATATAATCAATTGGAAAGTATTGTGTTACAAACTAATTATGGTGTGTTACAATTAGTTAATCAATACAGAGATTATCGAGATGGTCCTTTAAACGTAGGAACCGTTAGTTACCCAACTGAGATTTATGGTAAACCGTTAATTTCAAAAACATCGGGTAATGACAAAGTTAATTTATTCCAAGAATTGTTGGATAAATGCATTGTTGACATTGAGAATGGACTTAATCCAATAATTGCTGAATTAGATACTAACAACTATCCGGATATACTCCCTAATGAATTTAGTGTCATAAAAACTAATATGATATCTTATTTAAAACAGGTTTATTTAACTTTACCTAATAGTACACAAAAAATTGTTACTGATTTAACAGTTAAAGAACAAAACTATGTACAAGTAATTAGAAAATTAATTGTTGTCAATGATAAGACTGATGGTAAAAAATTAGAAAACGGAACACCATTAGTATATAGTATTAGTGGTACTTCAAAAGTTAGTGAAAGTACTAAACAATCGGACCCTTTAATTGGGGATACCTATGATGAGTTTACAACTGATTGTACTAAAATATACAAAGCACTTAATGATTTTTTAAAGGTGTTAAATGCTAAAGAAATTATCACAAACACATATGAAAATACGGGGGATTTTAAAACTGCGGACAATTCTTTCTTTACCGATGTTTATAAGAAAGAGTTCTTCATGATGGTTGGTAGAAACTTTAGTGATAAAAATAAATTACAGGAGTTTAAAACATTTATATTAACCGCAAACATTTCATCAAATAAAAAGTTAACGAAGAAGTTTGATGATGTTACTGATGATTTAGCTAAAGAATATAGTAAAGAAATTAAAAAAGAAGAAAAAATATTTTCAGATTTTAGAAAAAGTTCTGAATATAAAACATATATTGAAAGTCCTGATGATATTTTATATCCCGCAGGAAAAACAAGGGTTTTTGATTATACAACAGTACCTGACCCAGCAACAGAGGCGGCTCAAAAGAAATTATTAACTGATTTATTTACGACAGTAAACTTAGAACCTGCTAATACTAAAATCTTTACTGGTAAAATTAAATTTGATTAATTATGGCGTCAAAACAATATTATAATAGATATAATGATTTTATTTTAAATGGACAACAGACCGTTGTTCCTTATATTACGTTGCCAAGTAAAAGTACTGATAAACGATACATTTATAAGGCAGGACAGTCTAGATTAGATAAAATGTCGCAACAGTATTATGGTTCACCATTCTTTGGTTGGGTAATAATGCAGGCAAATCCAATTTATGGAGGACAAGAGTGGAACATTAGTGACGGTTCTATCTTGACAATTCCATTTCCTTTAGTAGCTTCTTTACAGGATTATAAAAATCAATTGGATAATCATTTCTTTTATTATGGTAGGTGACACAGAAAATATTTTAGTCGAATTTGACTATAACAACATAACAATCGTAGACCCAAACAAAGTTATCGATATAAATGGTAACGCGAAAGAACGATTTATTAAACAAGAAGATTTAGTTTTTTATGCTAACTTGGAGTGTAAAGTTTTACCAAGAACTAAACTAGCCGTTGGTGTTGCAAATAACGACCAAATTCAAACAGTTTCTATTGCAACAATCAATTTCTTAAAACCTGGTGATAAGACATTTTTAGATAATAGTTATACTGACGAAATTACAGGTAAAAATAGTGTTACGGGTGAAGGGGTTAATCAACCTAAAAAAAATTCAATTAGTAATCCTAACAAACCTGCGGATTTTTTCTTAAGACAAAGTATTAATTCTGGTGGAAAACCAGGGGCGACCGATAACGGATTACTTGGCATAACATCAATTAATATTAGACAAGGTTTAGATTTTTTACCAACAATCAATGTGCAACTTGAAGACGTAAAAGGTAAAGCGTTATTTGAATCAGGAGATAATTCACCTTATGCTGCGTTCTTTAATTTACCTTACCCACTTTTCCATTTAACGATTAAAGGTTATTATGGCAAGGCAATTAAATTAGGACTTATGTTACAATCTTTTAGTTCAAGATATGACACATATAGTGGAAATTTTAAAATTGATTTAAAGTTTTATACTTACAAATATACAATCTTAAGTGAGATTACTATGGCCGCATTGACTGCGACCCCTCACATGTATAAATCAAGAATTAAGGTTCAAACAACACAAGGAAGTACTGATAGTAAATTTGTTAAAGTTGAGGATGGTGTTGTTGAAGGTGGGTATCAAAAAGTTAAAGAAATGTATAGTGAATATAAATCAAAAGGTATGATACCTGATGATTTTCCCGAAATCACTTTGGTTCAAATGCAAGAAAGAATTGAGAATTTTATTAAAAATGTGTTGGATAGTTTTACTAAACAAAATTTGGACCCATTAACTAATTTAGATGTTTATCAAAAAACTCTTAATGATTATTCCGGTAATGTTTATTATTTTAATGGTTCATCATGGTTTGAAAAGTATATGGATAAGAACACTGCTTTTGTATTAACCAATGGTAATAAAGTTTACACTTTTAAACCTGAAATTAGTTTACAAAATAGAGTTACCGCAAAGGCAGAATTAGATGGATATGTAAAAAAATATAATGAGTTATTAGATGGTAATGAAACTGTGGGAGCAAATGGTTCATATAAGATTAATAATAAAACAACTAAAATAACAATACCTAATGGTATTAAATCACCAGACACTTTTATCCCAAAACCTGAGATTACAGAAAAAGATATTGATTTAGTTCAAAGTTATCGATTAGTTAAAGGTGTAAAAACCACACCAACCGACACACAACTTGCGGCATACCAAGCCGAATTGATTAAAAATAAAGTGTTTAATACCCCTGTTATTAAAAACGCGGACGGTAATATTGAACTAATAAAAGATTATTACATTTTTGAAGGTACAAACACATTTATTGATAATATTGATAAAATGGGTAAAAAATTAAAAGTTTTTAGAGAACAAATACAAGAAGAACTTACAAAGGCTCTTTCAGAATTGTTACAAAGTAAGGATAATGGTATTGGGTTTGTACCTAACATTAGAAATGTTCTTGCCGTTGTTTTTGCCAATGGAGAGGCGTTCTTAAGATTAATGGACGATGTTCACACGAAAGCTTGGGATAAGAGAGATTCTACAATTAGAAAAAACTCTATATTTAATAGTCAAACCGCTGGTGCGTCACAAGACAATTTAAGTAGTGGTAATAACAAGGAACAACCTATATATCCTTGGCCACAAATGATTAAAGAAACCTCAGGGACAGACGGGCACGAAAAGTTTGAGATTGTTTATCCTGGTGATTCTTCAGTGATTACTCAGACAAAAGGATTTTTAGCGGATGAATGGCCTGAAGTTGAATTTGTTGAAGAATTTATACGAGGTTATGTGGAAAGAACTTCACCTCCGTCAGATAGTACCGCATCTCCAAATGAGTTAACGGAACCTCAAAGAATTTCGGTGGACGCTATTGAATTTCCAATTAAAAATGACGTTTATGGTAATAAAGAAGAAGTTAAGTTTTTTTATGAAATATATGAGAGAGTTTTATTAACAACCTTTTATTCAAGACTTGGTAGATGTAACGACTTTATATCTGATTCGGATAAAGTTACAACTATTATTGCTGACGCTGAGAATATTAACATACTTAAAAGTTTATCAAATGATAATCCATTTATAATTCAAAAACTTAAAGAATATGCCTATACTGGTGAAAATTTTGAGACTGTCCTTAGACATATTTCAAATGAAGGTTTGGGGGAAAGTTGGCAAAATTTTATTAGAGGTATTTTTAATACAAAATATATTAAAAACTTAGTTAATAATTCTAGTTTTGAATTTATTAATGAACAAATCCTTAAGGATAGTTTATCACAACCAATGGTTTCATTACCAAGTGAAACTCAATTTGCGGAATATATTAATGATTCAACAACATCCAACGAATATGATTTTGCGGATACATACCCTTTTACAAATAAAAATTGGGTTAAAAAATATTTGGCAAATAGTAACACAGTGTTAGATGAAAAATCGGCTTTTGATACAACACAAATATTAACGTACACTTCGGATAATAAAATTATTACGAATATTGCATCTTATGATTCAGGCAAAAAACCATTTACTAACTTTATTTCAGAAATAACAGTGACTCCCACAGAGTATAGTACAACTGTTGGTATGAAAGCGTTTTATGAGACAAGAAAAAACGATTATAAAAATCAATTATTTACTGAAGGTAATTTAAAGTACAATAATTATAATGGTCTTGTAACTAGTGAACAAACAGTGTCTATGTTTAATACACCGTATTTTATTAATGCAATTCAACAAGGTGTAAGTAATTTTAGAAATTTTAGTGAGACACCATATACTGAAGCCGCGTACCTTTTCTTAAATAGTTTACCATTGTCTACTCTACGAGAAAAGTATAAAACAAAAAATGAGTCTGATGATTTAAATTATATTTTTGCAACACTGAATAAATTTGGTGGAGTACATAAAATACCATATTCTTGGGTTTTAAAATACGGTTCAATATGGCACCGTTATAAAAAGTATGTTGAAACTGGCGTTGATATTATAGGGGTTTCTTGGGCTAATTTTGATTATCTTAATAACTATGACCCTGTTAATAGTTTACCATCAACAATGTATACATTTAGTGCTAGTACTCAAATTGGTATTGTTGATATTGTTTTAGAGAATAATGTAACAATTGGTGGGGAAGTATCTACAACAATTAACACAGGATTTTATCCTAAATTAATTAATGATTTTAATGTCTTTTACCAAGGATTTGAAATTTTCTCGGCGTACACTAGTACCGCAATTCAAGAAGGGATTAAATCAGGGTTTACGTTAAATTATGTTGATAAGGCTATTATTAGCAAATCAGAAGGTTTTGATACTTCAATACCTAATAGAGATTTAAGAATATTTCCTTGGACAGTATCTGTAAATACTTTAGATAATATATCTTCATTTATATTCCCATCCCAAGGTTCATTAGTTAATCAAACAAACAATGAATGTTTTGATGCAAATACAGGAGAAATAAAATTTGAAGTTATGGGTAATAAGTCAATGTATGATGGTTCAGTTAGAACTTTTTGGACAGCACCCAATTACGGATATTTTGATGATAGTAAAATAGTTAAGGTTAATCCGGACCAATACCTAAAAGAAATTTTTTCAGGAAAAAGTTTTCAAGAAAATTATTCATTAAATGGCGTAATTACTCAATATTCAAATATTAGTGAAATGTTTTCTGTTTTCGAAAAGGATGTTTTAGATTTATTTGAAGTTGAGTTTTTAAATTTTTCAAAATCAAAATATGATTATAGTTCGGAAGGTGTCGGTGCAAACGATTCCAATACCGCTAAATTGTTTAAGAACTTTCAAGTTTTAATGATTGAGTTGATGAAGCAACCTAAAATAACAGGGTCAACAGGTGAAGATTATGTAAGAAATGCTCAATCTGTACAACTTACAAATATTACTAATCTATTAACTAGATTTATTAATAATGATGTTGTATTTAAAAACGGAAATCCGTCTAACTACGATAAAAAATTATTTTATACGTTCTCAAACTATGATATTACCGACCCATATATTTTGGACAAATACACACTATTAACGCCAAATGCAGTTCCTGTAAATGGTGGAACAACTACATTATCTTCATCAAAAAGTTTATACCCTAATGAGTGGACTACATTAGAAACTTATGTTGGTTTTTCAGAAATCCCGCAATTAGTTTATGGAAATAACGGTTCGTACATTACTGACTTTTTTGTTGACTTAAACATTTCTTTTACGGTTAATAATATAATTAATTTTTCACCAATAATTAAAATTTATGCGACTCAGAAATTAAAAGAGTCCACGATGAATAAAAAAAAATTCATTGGTTTAATGGATGAGTATTTGAAAAAGTCTTTAGATTTTAAAAATAAAATATTTAATAATTTAATTATTAAACTACAAAAAGCTTTACCCGATGTTAATAACACAGTACAAACGACAATTGATTCTGTTTTAGAGGGACCACAAACAAAGGTTGAATTATGGGAATCATTTAAGGCAATAAATGATAAATGGATTTCAGGTAATGATTTTAAAACTAAAACATTATTTGAGGATGTTTTATTGTTAGATAGAGCGAGTAGAAATATTGGTGATAAGATATTGGTTGATGTTTTTAAATTAAAAAACAGATTAATTAATATAAACCCTAAAGCGACAATGCTTAGTTTTGTACAATCAATATTAGTTGAAAATAACTTTGTTGTAATGAATTTACCGTCATATGTTAATTTCTATAATGTACAAGATGCGGTTAAAAACCCAAAACCAAAGGTTGAAGGAACATTAGAGTTTGCTAATACACTATTTGGAACTTTCATGAACGTTGATTATAGAGAATCAAGTGCTAAAATGGTTTGTTTTTTTGGTGGTAAACCAAGTGAACAATTAGATTTAAAAAACAATGTTGATTTTAGATATAGAAATGACGCGTTTGATTTAAGAAGAGCTAGTGATAATCCGTTAGTTGAAGATTTAACTAATAAGAATGATTGGGATAAATCAAATAAAGTTGTAGGGTTTAATGTTGATATTGGACCTCAAAATCAGTCTATGTTTTATGGGTTTACTGTTTCCCAAGATGCTGGTCAAGCCACTGCAGAATCTCTTGAAGTGTTAAATCAAATGGCCAATCAAGGTGGTAATAGGGGAGGTGCAACACAAAGTAACTCATTATATAACCTATACAAAAATAGAAGTTATTCTTGTAATGTATCCATGATGGGTAATGCTATGATACAACCAACAATGTACTTCAATTTAAGATACGTCCCAATGTTTAGTGGGCCTTATATGATTACAAGTGTTAATCATAGTATATCACCAGGTAGTTTTGAAACAATTATTGAAGGTATTAGACAACCAACCGCATCATTACCTAAAATTGATAATTATTTACAAACATTAAAAACTAATTTATTACAATCTATTATTGAAAAGAATAAACTTGATACTCAGAAAAAAAATGCGGAAACAAAAGTTAATAGTACTAATGTAATTGGTCAGTCAACTGAGGTTAATAACCAAGCAACACAACAAGATAGCACCACAGCAAATGATACTATTCAGGAAACTTGTCAACCAAATTCTAAATATGCTCAATGGACACCATTAACAGGGCCGTCAACAACAACATTAAATTATAAGAGTGTTATTGGTACTATTGTTAGTCTAACAAATGATATTAAATTACAAAAAGTTATTTTTTCCTCAATTTATATATCGTCAAATAATAATAACACCTTAACAACTTATGAGAATAACTTTGCGGGTATAACTATAGACCAAGATTGGGGTGAATCATCTACGTATTTTGTTGATAAATATTTTTATTGCTCAAGCCAAAATATACCTAACGCCACATTCTCAGACTCAACTCAATCAGTCAAATTTTTAGTTGAAAGATGGTCACAAAGAATGAGTTTATTATCCAATGACAGTGCATCGGAAATTGCTAAATTTTGGATATTAAATGCTAACACATCTGTTACTGATAAAAAATTAAATCCTGTTAATGTTTACGACCAAATGTCGTCAATAGATAAAGGAAATATTGAAACTAAAGTACAATCGGCGATTAATGAGTTTAATACTCAAACGGGACAACTTAATGTGGGGTCAACACCACCAGTAACACCACCATTAATTGATACATACACTTACGCAGTAACAACACCACCATTATTTGAAAATTTAAAGGTTATTGTGGACCCATCGGTCGATGGACTAAGAAATATATTTCAAATAGAGTATGGTTATAATATTACTGCGGAGTGTCATGAGGGTAGTGGTTCAGGACAACAATTTGGGACTAATTATGTTTCAACAAATAAACAAAAATTTGAAATTGATTTACAAGGGTTATTAACAGAATCTGGTTGTAATAATGTGTCGAAAAGTGAGTATACAGGAACTTATAAATACCAAATAACGGTATTTACTAAACCTGTTAAACCTGATGGGTCACTTGATACGTCAAGAAACGATTTTTACAAAAGTTATCCTGTAACTTTCACTTTGTAATTTTCTAATAATAAACGATATTTATATATAAACACTATTATGGACACAAAATTAATATTAGACAACTATTTAGGTAAAAACACCAGAAGCACTGAGAAAGACTTGGGTAATGGTTCTAAACAAGTTTGCGATTTAGACACAGGAGATTGTTATACTATCAGAATGAAGGATGGTTTAATTGAAAGAGTTGACAATACAATGACAAAAAATAAAAAAATTCAGGTTGAAACTCTAACAGGAGTGAAACAACTTTTAAACGGGTAATCAAATGAAAAGAGTAGACAACAGAATTATTGAGGAAATCTCAAGATATAAATCAATTAACGATTATATTTTTGAACAAGAGGCAACATTACCTCCACCACCTGAAGAAGGTATTTTACCTCCTGCAGACCCAAGTGCGTTACCACCACCTCCTGCTGATGCGGGAGCATTACCACCACCTCCTGGTATTGAACCACCTGCGGCACCTGGTGCAGTACCAACCCCTGTTGATATTGCAACTGACCCTGATGTTGAAAAAGTTGGTGAAGAAAAAGGTAAGACTGAGGAACTTGATATTAGTGACTTAGTTAATTCCCAAAAACAAGTAGAAAAAAAACAAGAAGAATATTTTGATAATTTATTCAAACATCTTACAGATTTAGAAGGTAAATTAGGTGAAATGGATAATATCATGAATAAGTTGAATGACTTAGAAATGAAAGTTGAGAAATATAGAGAAAAAACACCTCAAGAGAAATTAGAACTTAGAAGTTTAGATTCTGGTCCATTTAATCAAAAATTATCAGATTTCTTTGAAGATAAAGAAGAAGATATGGAAAAGTCGGGAAAAAATGAATATATCTTAACCCAAGATGAGGTTGAGGATTACTCACCAGTAGATATCAAAAAGACTTTTAGAAATTTTGAAGATTTGGATAATCAAATCGATTCCTTCAAACAAGTCAAGTAAAATATAAAACGGTCTTCGGACCGTTTTTAGTTTAAAATTTATTTGACAAACACTCAGATTCTACTTATACTTATGATAATATAAATCATTAAATACTTTAACAACTATGGCGACAAATTCATTAGACGCAGTTTTAGCTCAATACGAGCAGGCAAAACAAGGTGGTTCTTCTAACACCTCAAAATTCACACAAGAAGAAAGAATGAAAAAATACTTTGCAGCTATCCTTAAAGATACTGAAAAACAAGGGCAACGAAGACTACGTATTTTACCAACACCCGACGGTTCTTCACCATTTAAAGAAGTTTGGTATCACGAAATTCAAGTTGACGGTAAATTTCAAAAATTTTATGACCCGGGTAAGAATGACAACGAGCGTTCACCATTGAATGAAGTTTATGAAGAACTACGCTCAACAGGAAAAGAGTCTGACAAAGAATTAGCAAAACAATATTTATCTCGTAAATTTTACATTGTTAAAGTTATGGACCGTGATAACGAGTCTGATGGGGTTAAGTTTTGGAGATTCAAACACAACTACAAAAATGAGGGGATTTTAGATAAGATTATTCCTATTTGGAGAGCTAAAGGTGATATTACTGACCCTGATAACGGTCGTGACATTATTCTTGAATTAACCAAAGCAAAAACACCTAAAGGTGCCACTTACACAGTTATTCAAACTGTTATGTATGATGACCCATCTCCTGTACACGAAAATAAACAAACCGCGGATTCTTGGATTAATGATGAGTTAACATGGGAAGATGTTTATTCTAAAAAACCTGAAGAATACCTTGAAGCTATTGCTCGTGGAGAAACACCACGTTGGGATTCTGACAAAGGCGGTTTTGTATACGAAAACAATCTTGAGACAACAACATCTTTTGGTGGTAAAACTGAACCAATCGTTGACCCACAAGCAAATGATGATAGTGACACCGAATTACCTTTCTAATTAAACTTTAACATAGACACTTGGTATTACTGAGTGTCTATTTTTTATAGTTCAAAACAATAATTTAATTTAACCTAACATGGCAATAAGAAAGAAAACATTCTCGTTAGAGGATATAAAGAGTAAATTCTCTACAAAAACAAAATACAAACCTGAAAGTTTCTATAACTGTGGTGAAGCATTTATGGATGCCTGCGGATTACCTGGACCTGTAATGGGGGGCATTAATATGTTCTTGGGACATTCAAACACCTCAAAAACAACTGCAATGATATTAGCGGCGGCAGATGCTCAGAAAAAAGGACATTTACCTGTTCTTATTATAACGGAAAAAAAATGGTCTTGGGAACACGCTATTGAATTAGGATTACAGGCTGAAAAAAATGAACTTGGAGAATATGATGGAATGTTTATCTTTAATGACTCATTTGATGTTATTGAACAAGCAACTGAGTTTATTAATAATATTCTTGATTCACAAGAAAAAGGAGATATACCATATAGTCTATTATTTTTATGGGATAGCATCGGTTCCATTCCATGTCAGATGACATTCGATGGAAAGGGTGGTGGCATGTTCAACGCAAAGGTATTAGCCGATAAAATTGGAATGGGGATTCATTCGCGTATCTCAAAATCAAAAAAAGAAGATTATCCGTATTATAATACTTTAGTTATTTTAAATCAACCGTGGGTTCTCTTAGCTGACGGACCATTTGGACAACCCGAAATTAAAGCGAAAGGGGGTGAGGCAGTATGGTTAGCTAGTAGTTTAATATTCTTATTTGGTAATCAGAAAAAGGCAGGTATTAATCATATTGACGCCACTAAAAATGGCAGAAAGGTGTCGTTCGCAATTAGAACAAGGATATCTATTTTGAAAAATCACGTAAATGGTTTAGGATATAAGGATGTCAAAATAATCGCAGTACCACAAGGATATATTGCTGATACAAAAGAAGCTTTGGATAACTACAAAAAAGAGTACTCGGATTATTGGGCGACAAAATTAGGGTATTCTGATTATTCTTTGGACGAATCTACTGATGACATTGACGAGTAAAAAATATTTTCAAATTACTTAAAAATTTTAAATGGTCAAAACATTAATTGTTGATGGTAACAATTTATTAAAAATAGGATTTCACGGAGTTAAAGATTTTTACCACAACGGAAAACACATAGGAGGGTTATGGCATTTTATCAACACAATTAGACGTTTTATTGACGAACAAAATTTTGATAAAGTTGTTGTTATGTGGGATGGGGATGATAACTCGTCTACCCGCAAACTTATTTACCCCCAGTATAAAAAAAAACCACTTATAACCGAAGATTTTAAAGACCAATCTTTTGGAGAACAAAAAGAGAGAGTTAAACAATATTTGGAGGAATGTTATATAAGACAAATTGATATAGATAATAACGAAGGTGACGATTTGATTGCGTACTACTGCCAAATATCTGAAGACGAAATTAAAACTATTTTTTCGGGAGATAAAGATTTGACACAACTTATCTCAGATAAGGTTTCAGTTTATTCCCCAAACTCAAAACAAGTGTATAAAAATGGAGATAAAATAAAGATTCAATTCCATGAATTTCCGCATCAGAATATTAAAACATATAAAATATTATCGGGTGATAAGTCAGATAATATAGATGGAATTTATTATTTGGGTGAAAAAACTTTAGTTAAATTATTTCCTGAATTGCTTGACCAAACGGTAACTATTACCGATATTTTAATAAAGGCGGAAACTCTTTTAAAAGAAGATAAAGGTAATAAATCGTTACAAAATTTATTATCAGGTAAAACTAAAACAGGTGTATACGGTGAAGAATTTTTTATTATTAATGAAAAAATAATAGACTTATCAAAACCATTAATCACCGATGAAGCGAAAGAATTAGTTGAATTATATTATCGAGAAAGTTTAGACCCTGATGGTAGAGGGTATAGGAATCTTTTAAAGATGATGATGCAAGACGGGTTCTTTAAATTCCTACCAAAAATAGACAATGCTTGGGTTGACTTTGTTCGTCCATACATGAAATTAACAAGAAAAGAAAAAAGAAATTACAAACAAATAAAATAAATATGAAAGAGCAAGAATCAACAAAATTAGAATTTTTAATGATGGTAAATGATAATATCATTGTACAAAGATATTTTAATGTTAGGAACTTTAACCCTGACGGTAAAAACTCATTAGAGCTTTATAACCTGTTAGCTAATTTTAGTTATGATATTAAGTATCAACTAAAAATGAAAACCGCATCATACATGATTGATAATCATTATGAAATTATCAACAATCCTACAATATTAGACACATCGTATATTGATGGTCCTGAATATTTTAATGTGTATATTAAGATGGGTGATGTGACAATTTGTCAGAGACAGTTCGACGCAAAAATATACCCACCTAAGATAAGATACACCGTAGACGTACGCCCACACCTAAAAAATTTACTTATGTCTTTGACTGACATTTTTTCATCTGAAAATTTAACACTCGAGTACCTTGGACTTCCTTTAAAAGGGTAATATTTATCAAATACAACAATGAAAAAACTATGGCGTCAAACAAAAATTTCGAATATCTAGGTAGCAGTTTTCAGCTACAATTATTAAACCAAATTATTATCGATAAAGACTTTGCGAGGTCTATTCTTGATGTGATTGAAACAAATTACTTTGAAAACAAATACTTCAAAATAATTATTCAGATGGTTAAAGAATATTACACAAAGTATGAACATGCACCAGCATTTGACACTTTAGAACAAATCACCAAATCTGAATTACAACAGGAATTAGCGTCAAAAATTGTTATTGATACTATTAATAAAATCAAAGAAGCTCCACTTGAGGGTGGGGAATTTGTTCAGGAAAAAGCTATGAAATTCTGTAAACAACAAGAATTACAGAAAGTAATGAACAAAGCTCAAAAAATCATCGATGGAGGTGAATTTGAAAACTATGATAAAGTAGAACAATTAGTGAGGAACGCTTTACAAGTTGGGGAAAGAGAAGATGGACAATCTGATGTATTTTTCAATTTAAGTGAGGTTTTAAATGAGGATTATCGTCATCCAATACCAATGGGTATCCCAGGTATTGATAGACTCTTAAAAGGAGGTTTGGCTAAAGGAGAAATCGGTGTAGTGTTAGCTCCTACTGGGGTTGGTAAATCAACACTACTAACAAAAGTTGCAAATCACGCTTTTAATTTAGGGTATAACGTATTACAAATCTTCTTTGAAGATAACCCAAAGATTATTCAAAGAAAACATATTACTTTATGGACAAAGGTTCATCCTGATGAATTGTCCTTAAAGAAAGAGGAAGTTATGATTAAAGTACAAGAGGTAAAAGATACAATGACCAATAAATTAATCTTAAAAAAACTTCCATCTGATACCGTAACTATGTTACAAATTAAAAATCAAATTAGAAAAATGATTGCCGATGGAGTAAGAGTTGATATGGTATTATTAGATTATATTGACTGTGTTGTTCCTGATAGGAATTTAAGTGATGAATGGAAATCTGAAGGTTCGGTTATGAGAGCATTTGAATCAATGTGTCACGAGTTGGATTTAGTTGGATGGACCGCAACTCAAGGTAACAGAAGTTCAATTTCGTCTGATGTAGTAACTACCGACCAAATGGGTGGTTCTATTAAAAAAGCACAAGTTGGACACGTAATCATTACCGTGGCAAAATCCCTACAACAAAAAGAAATGAAACTAGCAACAATAGCAATTACTAAATCTCGTATTGGTGATGATGGGGTTGTGTTTGAAAATTGTAAATTTGATAATGGAATGTTAGAGATTGATACCGAAAGTTCGGTTACATTCTTAGGACTAGAGGGACAACAAGAAGAGAGAAACCGTCAACGAGTTAAAGACTTGTTAGACAAAAGAAAAGAAAAACAACAAACACAAAACTAAAAAAAAACATGGAAAAAATTTTAATAGAGAATCCAAATAGATTCGTTATTTTCCCAATCGAGCACAATGATATTTGGGAATATTACAAACAACATCAAGCGGCTTTCTGGACTGCGGAAGAGGTTGATTTATCAAATGATATTAGAGATTGGGAAAACTTATCAGATAATGAGAGATTTTTCGTAAAAAACGTCTTATCATTCTTTGCGGCATCCGATGGTATTGTTAATGAAAATTTGGCAGAAAACTTCTTAAAAGAAGTCCAATACCCTGAAGCAAAATTCTTTTACGGATTTCAGTTAATGGCAGAAAATATTCACTCTTTAATGTATTCATTACTTATTGATACCTATGTGTCAAACCCACAAGAAAAAGATGAATGCTTTCACGCTATTGATAGATTACCTGCGGTACAAAAAAAGGCAAAATGGGCTTTAAATTGGATAGAGAACTCAACATTTGAAGAAAGATTAATTGCTTTTGCGGCGGTTGAAGGTATCTTTTTTTCAGGTTCGTTCTGTGCTATTTTTTGGTTAAAGTCTCGAGGTATTTTACAAGGACTATGTAATGCAAACACTTTGATTTTCAAAGATGAGAACTTACACTGTGACTTTGCAATTCATTTATTAAATAATCACATTGAAAACAAACCAAGTGAGAAAAGAATTAGAGAAATTTTATTATCCGCATTAGAGATTGAAAAAGAATTCATTATTGAGTCATTACCAATATCTTTAATTGGGATGAATTCAAATTTAATGAAACAATATCTTGAATTTGTTACTGATGGTTTATTACTTAAACTTGGATGTAAAAAAGAATTTAATGTGGACCAACCATTTAAATTTATGGAACAAATTGCGGTAGAAACAAAAGGTAATTTTTTTGAATCAAGGACTATGGAATACCAAAAAGCTAAATTGAACGAAACATTGTCATTTACGGATGATTTTTAAATAAAAATATATGATGTCATTAAAAATTAAAAAAAGAGGGGGCGATGAGGTGTCCTTTAATCCTCAGAAAATTTATCAGAGAGTTAAGAAAGCCGCTAAAGGGTTAAATGTTAATTCTGATGAAATTTTTATTAAAGTTATTACTTCGGTACCTACCGAGGGTAGTATAACAACAAAAGAGTTAGATAAGTTAGTGTACGAAATTGCGGCGGCATATACTGGTAGTCATCACGATTATTCAAGATTAGCTTCATCAGTTGCAATATCTTCATATCACAAAGAAACTAATCATAGTTTTAGTGAAACAATGACAGAATTGTACAATAATGGTATTGTTAATGAGATATTAATGAAAACTATTGAAAAATATGGTTCAGAAAATATTGATAAAATAATTAATCATGAGAATGATTATAATTTTGATTATTTTGCTTGGCGCTCATTACAAGAAATGTATTTGTTAAAGTTATCTAGTGGTAAGGTTATTGAAAGACCACAACACATGTATATGAGAGTTGCCTTATGGGTGACTAAAACATTTGAAGAGGCAGTTGAATATTACAATTCATTATCAAATCAATTGATTTCACCAGCAACACCTATCATGATTAATGCGGGGACAAAGACACCTCAGTTAGCGTCATGTGTATTACATTACAATAATTCCGATTCCCGCAAAGGTTTATTAGGGACATTGAGTGACATTTCAACGTACTCCTCTGACGCGGCAGGTATCGGACTTTCAATGTCAAATATTAGAAGTAAAGAAAGTAGAATTTCAAGTTCAGGAGGATTTGCGGGTGGACTTTTAAAATATTTAAAAATAGTTAATGAGTCACTTAGATTCTTTAACCAACAAGGTCGTAGACCAGGTAGTGCTGCTATCTATATTGAACCTTGGCATAAAGATATTATTGATTTATTAGAGATTAAGAAAAATACAGGTTCGGAAGAAATGAGAGCTCGTGATTTATTTACCGCACTTTGGATTCCTGATAATTTCATGCGAGCGGTTGAAAATAATGATGATTGGTATTTATTCTGCCCTAACGACATTATCTCAAATAATATTAAACCATTACAAGAGTGTTATGGAAATGAGTACGAAGAAAATTATAAATTAGCTGTCAGCAAAGGTCTTGGTAAAAAAGTTAAGGCTCAAGATATTTGGAATAAAATTATTGAATCTCAGATTGAAACTGGAGTCCCTTATTTATGTTCTAAAGATAATGCGAATAAGAAAACAAATCACCAAAATATTGGTGTAATTAAACAATCTAATTTGTGTAACGAGATTTATCAATTTACTGATGAGAATACTACCGCAATTTGTACCTTGTCTTCTATGGTTTTAAAGAACTTCATTATTGACGGTAAATTTGACTTTAGATTATTATACAGTGAGGTTAGAAAAGTTGTTAGAGCTTTAAATAAAGTTGTTGATATTAATAGCTACTCCACTGAAAAAGGACGTAAAGGTGGTCTTGAACAAAGAGCAATTGCGATTGGAACTCAAGGTCTTGCGGATGTCTTTTATCTAATGGATTATATTTTTACTTCTGAAGAAGCAAAGTCATTGAATAAAGATATTTTTGAAACTATCTATTATGCGGCTATCAGCGAAAGTAATGAATTATGTAGAACTGAAGAATACCAACCATACAAATTCTTTGAGGGGTCACCAATGTCTAAAGGAGAATTCCAATTTGATATGTGGGGATTAAAAAAAGAAGGTTTATCGGGTTATTGGGATTGGGACACGTTAAAAGAAGACGTTAAAAAATATGGGGTATGTAACTCTTTATTTACGGCACAAATGCCTGTTGCGTCTTCAGCTAAAATCACTGGGTCTTTTGAAATGACAGAACCGGCTCACTCAGCTTTGTTTAATAGACGTGTTGTTGGTGGAGAAATTTTGATTGTAAATAAATATTTAATCAATGATTTTGAAAAAATTGGTATTTGGTCTGAGGATTTAAAAAATGAAATAATTATGAATGAAGGTTCAGTTCAAGGGATTAACTTTAACCATTATTTAGACCCTGAAGACAAAAATTACAATAAAAAAGTTAAACGTATTGAACATCTACTTCCTAAGTACAAAACTATATGGGAAATTTCCCAAAGAGATTTGATTGATATGGCTGCGGATAGAGGTCCTTTTATTGACCAATCACAATCAATGAATATCTACATGTCAGCACCAACATTACCTAAAATTTCTTCGGCACATTTTCATGGATGGAGACAAGGATTAAAAACTCTTTGTTATTATGTTAGAACTAAGGCGATTTCTACAGGAGCAAAACATTTAGCTATGGACATCTCTAAAGTTGAAAAACCAAAGATTGAAAAACAAATACCAAAATTGGATGTTATACCTTTTGACCCAACAATTAAACCAAAGGATTCAGAATTTGAATGTTTTGGATGTGGGTCTTAATATAAAATAGAAAATTACAACATTAATCACGGCAAACTGTCGTGATTTTTTATTTTACTCTATTTATAAGAAATAATCACGACACTATATTTATTGATATGGCAAATGGAACTACATATGGGATTAATTTTCCTTTTAGAGATTCTTATGATGGTAAGTATTTAGACCTTTCTGAGGTAAATGATGAAGAAATCAGAACTGATTTAATTCATCTTTTATTGACTAGAAAAGGTACTCGATATTATTTACCTGATTTTGGTACAAGACTATATGAGTTTATATTTGAACCTTTAGATGGACCTACGTTTTCAGAAATTGAAGCGGAGATTAGAGCCTCTGTTGAAGAGTATATTCCAGGAATAACAATTACTAAGATTGACATAAGTGCGGCTTCCGAAGGGGAGGAAAATAAAGGTACTTATATAAACGACAACGACGAAAGAGTTTACCGAGTTTCTGATATTGGAACTTTAGAACATACTGCAAGAGTTAAAATTGATTACATCATTACTAATGATGCTTTTAACAATTCAGATTTTGTAATTATAAATATTTAATGATATATGGCTAACAAGAAAATATCATACACAACTAGAGACTTCCAATCAATTAGAACTGAGTTAATAAATTTTACAAGAACTTATTATCCTGACACTATTGATAACTTTAACGACGCCTCAGTTTTTTCAGTATTGTTGGACTTAAACGCAGCTGTAACTGACAACTTACAATTTAACATTGATAGAAGTGTTCAGGAAACTGTATTACAATATGCACAACAAAGGTCATCAATTTTTAATATTGCAAGAACTTACGGATTAAAAGTTCCTGGGCTTAGACCGTCAGTCTCATTAGTTGACTTTTCAATTACGGTACCCGCATTTGGGGATAAGGAAGATTTAAGATACTGTGGTATCTTAAGAAGAGGTTCCCAAGCTAATGGTGCTGGTCAAGTTTTTGAAACAATTTACGATATTGACTTTACATCAGCAATAAACGCCGAAGGTTATCCTAATAGATTAAAAATACCTAATTTTGATTCTAATAATAAATTAATTAATTATACCATTGTTAAAAGAGAAACTGTTGTTAATGGTATTACAAAAGTTTTTAAAAGAGTTATAACATCGTCTGATGTTAAACCATTTTTAGAAATATTTTTACCTGAAAAAAATGTATTAGGGGTTACAAGTGTTTTATTAAAAGATGGCACGCAATACGCTAATATTCCTACTACCCAAGAATTTTTAGGTTCCAACAATAGATGGTATGAAGTTAAAGCGTTAGTTGAAGATAGAGTATTTATTGAAGACCCAACAAAAGTTTCTGATAATCCGGGAATTAAAGTGGGTAAGTACGTCCAAACAAATGATAAATTTATTACTGAGTACACACCTGAAGGATTTTTTAAAATGACATATGGTGGTGGTAGTCAATCTGCGGATGAACAATTAAGGGAGTTTGCAAAAAATGGGTTCACATTAGATTTAAATAAATATTCAAATAACTTTGCTTTAGGTAGTGTTCTTAAAGCTAATAGCACCTTATTTGTACAATACCGAGTTGGTGGTGGAACAGGAACTAATTTAGGTGTTAATATTATTAATCAAATAGGTACAGTTTCATTCTTTGTTAATGGTCCGTCAGAATCAGTTAATACAAGTGTTGTTAATTCATTACGTTGTACTAACGTTGTTGCGGCAATTGGTGGGGCAAATTACCCAACAACAGAAGAAGTTAGAAACTTAGTGGCATTTAACTTTGCCGCTCAAAATAGAGCCGTAACGGTTAATGACTACGATTCTATAATTAGAACAATGCCGTCACAATTTGGGGCACCTGCTAAAGTTGCGATTACCGAAGAAAATAATAAAATTAAAATTCAGATGTTATCTTATGACGAATCTGGTAATTTAACTGAAATTGTGTCAAACACATTAAAAAATAACGTTGCTAACTACCTATCAAACTATAGAATGATTAATGATTACATTTCTATTCAAAGTGCTAATGTTGTTGATTTAGGTGTTACTATTGATGTGGTATTAGATAATAGTCAAAACCAAGGAGCGGTTATTTCTCAAATAATTACTATTGTATCTGAGTTCTTTAGTCCTGGTAACAGACAGATGGGGGAAAATGTGTATGTTTCCGACCTTAGAAGATTAGTCCAAAGTGAAAACGGGGTTATTGCGGTTTCAGATATGTTATTCTTTAACAAGGTTGGTGGTCAATATTCTTCATCACAAACATCACAATCTTATATAGACACTAATACGAAACAGATTGGTTTAGTTGATGACACTATTTTTGCCGAACCAAGTCAGACCTATCAAATCCGATATCCCAACAAAGATATCAACATCAGAGTCAAAAATCTAAAAACGGTTAATTTTTCTTGATAATTTATTTTCAAAATAAATGAATTATCATTTGAAAATAGTATATAAACTATTTATCAAAAAAAGACCAATATGTCCAACTCGTATAGAATAAGAACCAAACCTGGTGTTGATAGTTCAATTAAGATTTTAATTGACCAAGAGTTTGAATATTTAGAGATTCTTTCTCTAAAAATATTACAAAGCCAAATTTACACAAGACAGTGTTCCGACTATGGAGTTATTGTTGGTAGAGTTAGTATTAATAATGGTTTTGGTATTCCTAACGCAAAAGTATCTGTTTTCATACCTTTGGACAGTATGGACGAAAACGACCCTGTTATTTCTGAGTTATATCCTTACAAAACTTTATCAGATTTAAATGAAGATGGGTATAGATATAATCTATTACCTTATAAACAACAACATCCAGGTCATAATCCTACGGGGACCTTCTTTACAAGAGAAGATGTGTTAATCAACCCAACTCTTATTGAAGTTTACGACAAGTACTATAAGTATAATGCGATAACTAATGACAGTGGGGATTATATGATATTTGGGGTGCCTGTAGGGGCTCAAACGGTTGTTGTTGACCTTGACCTTTCAGATATTGGTGAGTTCTCTTTAGCACCACAAGATTTAATTAGAATGGGGATTACTACAGAATCACAAGTTTCTGGAACAAACTTTAAATCATCTACAAATTTACGAGAATTACCTCAAATCATTACTTTCGTTAGAAACCTTGAAGTTGAACCATTATGGGGTCAACCTGAAATTTGTAATTTAGGTATTACAAGAACTGATTTTGATTTATCCGCAGAATTTAATATTAACATTACACCTACCGCGATTTTTATGGGTTCTTTAGTATCATCTATAGAAGAACAGTATGTTAAGAAGAGTTGTAAACCAACCTTAACCTCAGGGGCACTTTGTTCTTTAGTTGCGGGGCCTGGTGAGATATTAGCAATTAGACACACAATTGCTCAAGATTCTAACGGACGACCTATATTAGAAACAATTGATTTGGAATCAGGGGGACAAGTTATTGATGAAAATGGTACTTGGCTTGTGGATTTGCCGATGAACTTGGATTATGTTATCACTAATGAGTTTGGTGAACAAGTTATTTCAGACGACCCAAAAAATGGTATCCCAACAAAAGGTAGGTATCGATTTAAAGTTAAATGGAACCAATCACCATCAGTTTCTGCTGACCCTATTAAAAGGGGGTATTTTTTAGTTCCAAATATTAAAGAGTACGGGTGGAGAAAAACTGGAAATATTAACGTAGACCCACTTACTAATAATACCGCAACTATCTTAAATCGAGACGCCGCGCAAAGGTCATACGCATTCAGTTTAGATTGGGCGGATTATGGATTAACGGGGACATCCATGGGTAATCAAATGATTGATGAGGCGATTAGGTGTGAAGATAAATTTTACGAGTTTCAATACAATAAGGTTTATACTGTGTCACAATTAATTACTCAATATAGAAATGGGTATGGTAATTGGAGAATTATTGCGATAAAAGATATTTTAGATAGCGATGTTAACTGTTCTAGCGACAATAATAAGTTTCCAACAAATGATGCGGTTTATAGATTTGATTTACTTTATCTCTTATTCACAATAATGATGTTTGTGTTTAGACCGATATTATATGTGTTATTACTAGTAGTACACATTTTAGCTTTTTTTTTAATGATTGTTGGCCCTATATTAGCAATCATCGCGGTAATCGTTATTCTTATTGTTATTACTGTCTGTACACTTATTAATGGGATTATATGGATTATTAACATCTTAGGTAGTTTAGATTATTTGGATTGTCCTGATGGTGGTGATATTGAGAGAGCGGTTGACCTCCTGTTAAATTTATATAAAAAATTTACTAATTTAAGACTCCCTAATTTATCATATCCCGACTGTGAATTCTGTCAATGTACTGATGGAGACGCAATCACAATTGACGTTTCACAGTATCCATCTGCGGTGGCTAGTACTCAACAAACCGCTCAAGAAGCCGGAATTAACGCAGTTTTAACCCCCTTTGAACTTTCAACAAGCTATAACGCGACCTCACCATTTAATACGGATAACCTTGTTTATGAAAGTTTATTTGCGGGCACACCATTAGGTAACGCTAACCAAGCAAATAATCCATTAAAAGCTCAAACACGTACACCGCAAATTAAAAAAGTGACGGGTGGTGGGGGTAATCAAGGTAATGATTATGAGTTTACAACAAGTTTAACTCAAGCGGAAAGATTAAATTTATTTAATACTAAAGCAAAGTTTTTCAGAAACGACATTAATAATAATCCTGGTGGCGGTGTTAATATAATTAACGTTTCATTTAATCCTAACGATATTGGTGTTACTCACCAAGATAATGTTATTGTACTTATGGTAGAACCTGGCTCGGCGGACACTTTTCTACCGGGTAATTTAATAACTTTTCAAGACCCTACAAACTCTACTGACCCTAATATAACAGGGTTTACGTCTATTAATGATTATGGTACTACAAGTAGTACAGGTACTACGGTTAATAATAAACCAGGTAGTACTTCAAATGTTGGTAATATTACAGTCCAATATGCCGATTATGCCAATGCTAATGGCCCTGCATTGACTAAAACATATACTAGTCAACAAGCTGAGGATGATGTGCAGTACGCAAAATTCCCAATGGATGTTGAGTATTTCCAAGTAATTACCGCACAGACTTATTCCGACTATTTGACAATATGTAACCAACCAGGAAGTTTTGGTACTTATCATGGTTTAAACAATAGATTTATTGATAACCATATGAAGTTCAATAGAATTTATGGTAAACCTTTTAGTTTAGGATTTTGGATAAATGAGTTAAATATTAATTATCCCACTGGATTTCCACTATTAAAACCTAGTACTTATTTCCCTGAATTTAATGAACAAATTGTTGTTTTTTTAGTTAGAGGGGTTGACCCGTATTCTACAAGAAGTAATTGTGAATACGACCTCAGTGTTTTGTATGGTGATGTTGTGACAGCTTCTTCAATTTCTAATACATGGGGTTTTACTAACAGAGTAAAAGTTACTAGTGGTGTTGGTGGGGCACCTAAATATCATTTAAATCAACCAATTAAACCTGGTTTTAAAAATATTAGACATAATTTAACAAATAATTTTGATACCGATACTTATAGTAACCAAAATTTATATTTTGATTCCTTCCATTATCAACCGAGTCCGACTGGCCCCGCGGCTTTTAGTGGATTTAATTCTAATTTACAAACTTACTATTCTTCATTAGATAATGGTAGTATGTTGTTCACACCTCAAGTTGGTACTCCTAATTTAGATACTGGTTTTAATTCTGACACAACTTACGGTGTTAATGTTGATGGTAACATTAATTACTTTGCTAGAGAATTTAATTCACAACCAGGTTTATATGACCCAAATACATATAACTACCTCGCTCCCATAAATCCTTATAATGTTCCAAACACTAATTTTCCAAACACTGTAAGTCGTGGATATTACGATAATGAAATTATTGAAGGAGGGTCTGGAATGTATTGTCAAACTTTTGTAAGAAGTCTTAGCACACCAGCAGCTATGGGTGGAACCTACGACTATAATTCATATTATTATGCACCAAAATACCCTATTGCTAACATGTCATATAATTTGGGTGGTGCTCGAAAAATAATAATGAGGTCAGATAGATTACCTACATCTACTACATTACAAAATAATTTAAATAATAGTTTTGCATTACATAACAATGTTAATTTCTCAGTATATTCGATTAGTGATGATGGTACTTCAGTGCAAGCTCAAGGTGTTGGTGGTGGACAATCGGGAAGTATAACGGGTAATACTGCGGACTCATTAAGTGATGGTGAGACGGAACCTCAAATTATTAGTTCTGTTATTGACTCATTCAACTGTGGGGCGATGATTAATTTAGATTGTTATAAAGAGGTTAATGGTGAGTTAGTTGTTGACTATACCGGACCTTGTGGGTATACCTTTTGGAATCAGAAACTGGTAACAAAGGGATGTTATACTTTTGTAACTACAATTTTTTTATCATTAGTCTCAGACTTTAAATTATTAACCGAGTGGGTTAGTCGTTTATTAATAACATTTGCCGCATGTCGAAACGTGTGGGGACATCTGTTCACAAATAATTGGATTAATGGTACTTTATACGCATTTAATTTTAATAATGATGTCACATTTACATCTCCATTATCACCAAATCCAAATCAAGCAAGATATTCTTATTGTGATGATGTGG